ATGCCCATAAGTAGAGCGGCGCTGTATAAAAAGGCATTCCAAGACCAAAGCAAAAGTAGTGAAGTTGATGCTTTCTTGAAAGAAATTAAGTCGGTATGCATTAAGCATGGATTTTCAATATCACATGAAGATGTTGCTAATGATTTTGAAATAATTGAATATGACGAATCGAAAATGAACAGCTTACTTTCTGCTGTAAATTGCGTTGGTCGATAGGTGACTTATGACAACTGAACTACATAGAAAACTAACCGATGAAGAACGTCAATACTTAGGTGATATCACTGAGATATATTGTGATTGTGATTCTGTAGGGTGCGGATTGTGCAACTTTTATATGCCACAAGATGAAGCTATTGAGAATTGGATAAAATCAAGAGTTGAAAGCCAGAAGCAAGCAGAAAAAAGGCGAATTTATCTTGATGGATTAAGGCAGCGTCAAGCAGATGGTGGTGTGCTTACTGATAAAGAGGTTGACGAATTAAGGACGGCCGACCTTTATCAAAAATTGTTCGATAGCATGATTAAATCAGGCCTTGCGGATTGCAAACTATTCACTGACAGCAACATGCTAAAAATAGGTGATACTATAAGGGTTAGGCGCACTACTATGCATGGTGATAAATGGTCATGAAAAAGCCAAAAAAAGGCGATATTGTCTCTTGCGCTTCGGTGACTAAGTTCGAAATTCTTGACGTTGTGAGGATAAACGGATTTAATTTTTACAAACTCAAAAATCTATATACTGGCAAGGTTGTCTATCCAGTTGATGAACTTAATGTGGATATAAGGTAGCCAATGCACATAATCTTAATGCTTGTCCTGGTTGGTATTGGTTGCGGCCTTTTTAGTGCCGCGCCTTTAATCGGTTTTATATTCCTAGCTTTAGGGCTTGGGTGTTTCGTTTTGGGGAGTGATAAAAAGCGCCAAGATGCCGAGGCGCTTTTTTTTATGTTTGGCTTGATAGCAATGGTGCTTGCTTTGGTGGTGAATGCTTGGAAGTGGCTAACTAGTTAACTTAAATCAAGCTTTTCCACTGTCGTTGGGCTAATCGCAAAGCAAATAGTATTACCATCGCTGGCGTTCACAATAATCAGATCGCCAACCATCAGATCCGCTCTTGGATCGCTAAAGTAATCGACTGCGAGAACATCGGCTATCGTGTCTGTTGTTCGGTATGCATAAACATCTGAAGTGCTTATGCTCTTTGTGCTTTTCAATTCAAAATCGCTAAGTCTGAACATATCTTGTGGGGCCTCATAGTCTTGGTTTTTTACGTAAATATTAACATCGTCAAAATCAGTAAGGTCGTTGCTGTCCGTAATAGTGATTCTAAATGTTAAAGTTTGGTCGCTTGGTGTTGTTGGTGCAGTAAATGTTGGGCTTGTCGCTGTATTACTCGAAAGCGTTACTGTATCGCCTGCCGTCTGGCTCCAAACTCTGCTAACAATAGTGGCCCCGCCATTAGCTGTTGAAGCAGAACTATTTAGAGTGACGGTTGAGCCGGCGATAACATTGCTTTGATCTAAACCCGCATCAGCTACAGGTTGTGAATTAACACTTTCATTGTCCAGTTCAATTTCAGCAATAACCGCTGGATTAATTAATGCAATGCCCGTTGTTTTACCAACTTCCACAGATGAGTCAAAAATGTTCACATACGGCAATGTATCGGAATAATCACCAAAGCGTATTTTGTCTCCCACAGAATATGGTGTGCTGGCTGTAACGATTACATCAGCACCAGAAAACGAAACCGATAACGGTGTTTCTAATGCCCCACCCGCTCGCTTAATCAACACACCTTTGTGAGCAGACTGAGGTATCTCAGCATCAGTTAAAGATCTTAAAGGTAACGTATCAACGTTCATCGTTACCCTTGCAACAGTGCTGCTACCTGTAAAATCAGTAACAGCAGAGGCAGGGCTAAGCGCCTTGAAAGACGGATTGGAATAAGCATGCGCCTTATACTCACCGATTAGTGCATAACCCATTGGGTTTGTGTGAATATTGTCGCCATTGCTGAAATAGCGTAAAACATACCAAAGGGGTAGGCACAACTGGCTTTCAATACCCGCGTTAGTCAGCGAATCAAACTCCCAATGCGCCTGTGCAACCGCGAATGAATCTTCTATTTCAAACCCGTTTGCAGTACCTTGTTGCGTGTGAATAAACCGCATTGGTACATTGCCGACTATTGCTTGAATCTCCGTTTTCAAATCTGTGACTAGCTGACCTAAGACTTGGTTATAATTGGTCGAATCAGCGCGGTTCGCTGTTCCTTGAGTAAAATCAATAACAATTTCACTAATTGAGTCACCAGAACGCAGGCTATTTTGCTTATCCTGTACACCAGCAATAAACGCTTCGTACCAACCTAACCCGCTGCCTTTTGATAGCGCTTGAACCGATTGTGACTCTCTGCCATAGGTATCACACAAGAATGCCTGATCAGCATTGTTCAGGCTCGCGCTGTGTATCATGCTATGCACATGACCCTTTTCAGATTGGTTCATAAAATAGCGTTGCGTAGCTAGCTTATAACCCCCTGCAGGCAAGTGCGCAAACAAGTGTTGATTGGCTTGATCAGTAAACCCAACCGAAAGCGATTGGCCGTAAGAAACAAACAACGAAAATGCCACATTGTCAGGTAGCGGATACCCTGATAGTGCGGCAGAGTAGGCGGGAATACGCACACCTTGATCAGCGTCTATCCAAACACCGTTTGGAAAGTAAGCGTCGGTCGTATCCAGTGTAAAATCGGCTCGGTAGGCTGGTTCACTCGAAAATGTACCATTGTTAGCTGCCACGCTATCAATCAACGCCGTGCCAGATACCTCATAAACAGCATAATTAAACACATCCGAACCACCGCGCACCAGGCTAATATTGGCAATATAGTCACGCAATGTATTCACAATTTGATTATAAATACTGGCTGCAGTGGCCGCGCTAATATCGAAACTACCGCAATTGGTACCATTACAACTAACAGCTATACCCGTTGCATCACCGTTAACAGTTAAAACGAAGTCATTAAAACAACCATGAGCATACGAACCTGCTAATTCAACCGTTTTTACAGAGATCCCAACGGCAAATAAACGCAATCGCGGGTTAGATAACGTAGTGTTACTAATTTGAATTTGATCAACCGTGCCAGAGTTACCAAAGATAGGATGGAATGAATCAGTTGTTCTGGCAACGAATGTAAATTTCAGCACATCATTGGGTAGCAACTCAAACGATGGTAGGCTGACTACTGATGTAAAGCTAGTAAATGCTCTGGTGCCAATCACCGCTGGCGCTTTGATTGTGTGACTTACCTCATCAAACGACACGCCACCTAAATCATCTGTAACAGTCAAACGAAAAACCAATGATTCGTCACTAGCTGCAGCAGGGGCGGTATATGAAGCGTTAAGCGTAGTTGCCCCTGTGATAGTAACAGTTGTGCCACTTTCCTGAGTCCATACTGTGCTAACAACACTACCGTCTGAATCACTTGCTGTTCCATTCAGTTGCACACCGCTTGCACCCGATTGGATAGATAACAAGTCACCACCTGCGCTCACACTTGGCAAAATATTATCTGTATACCACTCGTAATCTACATCCAACTGCGCACCAGCGTTAAATGTTAATGCTGTAGAGTCTGTTCCTGTGTTGGGCACAGACGTTGCATTTGTCGGCTGGTTAAAATCCCAGTTATGCCGTGTGCCAACAATTATTGAGCCGGTTAACCCATCCTCAGCAAAGCCGGTAGATGTGTTATTTCCAACACGATCAAATTGCACTAAGTTTGTCGTAACAAAAACATACTCAGGCAAGTTGTGATTCAACTCATTAACAACATACGTGTCTTGGTTGGGCGTTGTCGCATCACCTTCTTCACCGCCTGTCACCCCTCGCTTTATTGTTACGTGATACGTTTGGCCAGCAGGGAAGTTATTTGTAAAAACTTGAAACGTTGTAGGCCCACACTTCACATCCAAATCATTAACGTTACCCGTCTTAATCGCATGCGACGACGAGAATGTCAGATAGTTTTGGACGGATGCACTTAATCTATCAATGATTAAACTGAGCGTTTCACCCTCCTGCAATACCACCAACGGAGCAGTTAAATATGTTGTATTTGTCAGTAGTTTTAATGACATGATCGCATCGCTCACTGTAGTAGTAAAAATAGCCTCCTGACTGCTTGCTACCCCATCATTAACAATGCAACCAAGTTGCACAGTTGCAGGAATGCCGACAGCCGGAGCGGTATAAGTAACGCTTTTTGTAGTGGCAGATGAAAGCGTCACATCACCGCTTAACACGCGCCATTCATAAGTATGCGAATCCGCGCTATCCGCATCATTTACTGCAGCATGAGCAGTTACCACATCACCAGGCTTGACAGCGGGTAATGAGAGTATTGTTACAACAGGAATGTTGTTGATAGGGGCTGCAATGGTAGTTTGTGTGCCCGTAGATTTATCGCCGACCCATACATAGACAGCTTTCATGTTAGGCGCGGCATAAGACATGTTTACTTCAATGCCTTGATACACCCAATCCACAAAATCGCCCTTTACTTTGAGCGCCTTGTTTTCGTCTAACACGGTCAAAAGCTGGTCTGGCACCCCGATTGTTGCGGCTTCGGTCGTTGTTACACCGGCTTTGCTCACGTTAGAGCCTGAATACTTTTTAACGCCTTGCGCGAGTGCATCCGCATCAGTTAATAATGATGCCGAAAATGCCCCCACTTCTGCGCCTTGGGTAAATGTGTTCAGTGATTGAATACTCGTGGGGTACATCGCCACAAATTGTGGTTTAACCCCGTTTAACCCCAAGTCGATAAACCCTGTGCCTGTACTCGCTGGCAAATCAGCAACGCCAATGCCGCAGTCTGCACCGTTCAGGTAATACAGCATCAGCATTAAATCAGCGGGGCTGGAATCCGTCGTGCGGGTATTGGTTTTTAATCTGATAGTGGTGGTATCAGGCATGGAAAACTCAAAGTCTCCATCAAAACCCGACATATTTACGCTAGGGTCAATTGTTTTAAACGGTGCGAATGACTTATCCACAGCGCTTAGATTTTCAATGATTGCGCCATAGTTTTGGCTAGCTGCCGCACCACGAGACGGCACGTTAATCAGTGTTGCGCCCGTTACCTCGGTGCCATCTGTATTGAATTTGTACGCGCCAACAATTCGCCCGGCCAAGAACCCGTGGGCGTAGGTATCGTCAATGCCATCCGAGTTATTAAGCACCAGCATCAAGTCGGGTACACCGCCCACAACTAAATCTGTGTGTTGCCCTGCCGTTGGGTTTTCAGTAATTTTTTTGTAAACAACGGCGTCTGTATTGCCCGACGCAACCATCACTAAGCCATCGGGCGAGGCGGTACCAGAGTCTTGGTTGACAATGCGCAAACCATCGGCGATAACCGAGTCAACTTTACCTTTTGCATAGGCAAAACCCGTTGTTCCACTTGTCACAAGATAAGCTGTATCGGCAAAGCCAAAATGCTGACTTTTGCTATCCCACGCAATATTATCCGCTGTGGTGCTACCCATGACGTCATGATAGATAGTTGAACCGTCACCAAACGAACCCATAAAAATATAATCATTCAGGCCGTTTTTGGGTGTATCGGCAATTTGCGAAGGGTCGTAAAAACCTACTCCATATGCGCCGCGTACCGCACCCAAATCACTTACTGTACGATCTAACGTATCGCCAACAGTTCCATTAATCACCCCGCCTGTGTTATCCATGGCAAAAATTAAATCTTGTGATGTGACCACATCGGCAAGTACTTCAATATCAACCGTATCCGGATCTGAATCTGCACCGTTGTCATCAGTGACAACCAGGGAAAATGTCAGCGTTTGAGCGCTGCCTGTCGTGGGCGCGGTAAAAGTCGGTTGTGCTTCGGTATCATCAGATAACGTAACCGTGTCACCAGCGGTTTGCGTCCATAAATATGTCAACGGGTCGGTGTCTGCGTCACTTGAGCCCGTGCCGTCGAGTGTGACCGTTGCCCCAGCGGCAATGCCTGTTTGGTCTGCCCCCGCGTTGGCCACAGGTGCAGTATTACTTGGCGCACTAGGCGTCCCCGCCCACGCTACAGTGCCGCTTATTGTGGCGTCATACTGACCACCGTTAGCATCTGGCAATACTGTGCCGGTACCACCACTCAGATCGGCTTGGTAATCAACGTAAACCGTTGAACTATCGATGTCCGTCACTTTTAGGCGTTCAAGTTGAATAGTGGCAAAGTGACCGTTAGTAGCATTAGTACCATTTCCTCTAGCACCTACCTTTAACCACGCGCTTGCTTCCGCTGCCGCTCCCCGACCCAGCGCCCCGCTATCCAACAGGGTAGCACCTGCATAAATTTCGTAAGTGTTGGTATACAGAAAAACATCTGTAATAGCATCCGTAGGCACTTGGTTAGAAACAGTGGTAACGCCACCGATGATCCAACACAGCGTTGCAGATGGCCCCCCGATGTAAAACTGAAATGCTCTTGACGCGCCACTTGTTTGGGCACACTGCGACAACAGCGTGCCAGGATTAGCCCATCCTTGGCTGACAATTTCAATGTGAAGCTGCTTGTTGCGAGGCGTTGGTATCACCTCAACGCCAGGTGTTGCAACTGTGTTACTGCCGTTAAAAACTAGCCTTGATGCCATTTTAATTCCTATTTACTTAAATTTAGGCACAAAAAAAGCCGGAACTAAGTCCGGCCTTTCTTATGCTATGTGATTTATGATGTTACCAATCTGCTAAGTTCAACTGCGTATAAGCCTGCTCATACAGTTGGTTTTTGAACATGGTTAAATCTTCAAGACGCTTCTGCTTTTCTTTGCTGGTGAGCGTTTGATTATTATCAACTGCTCTCATTCGCTTACTTATCTCGCTTATTTTGCGCTGCATTCTATTAAGAGCAAGCCGGTCATTTAATTCCTCTGCTCGCCTTTCAAATAACTCTCGCGCTCGTTCTGGGTCGTTTTCTTCAATAGCTGCCTTATAACTGCCGTATGCCTCTTGTGCTTTTTTCAGTGAGTCATAAAAGCGGTCTTGGTACACAGTGTTTCTCGGCTCTCTGCCACCTTGGTATAAGGTTTTAATGATTGGCCAGTCGGCTACCGCTGTGTCTGCTTTGATGCGCCCCGTCATGGCTCTGGCCATGAAATCTGACATGCTTAATACATAACCACCCATAGTGCCGGTGTAGCCTGTAATTAAGTGCTGAACCTGCTTAGGCGACAAGCCAACTGCATCAGAGAATTGTCCGATAATTCTGGCTGTGTCACTGGTGTTCATGTTGTACCGATCTGCCTTCTCCCTGTTTTCGTCTGCCATTCCTTCAATTGCGCTACCGGTAAAGAATGATCGGTTCATGATTATCTCAAGAGTCGGCATAGCTAATTGAGGGATAGGGTTCAGCGACAAGGTATTAACCATCGAGTAAATAACCGAATCACCTAAATCCTTTCCGGTTTGGTTGCCAGCACTGAAGTTATATAAGCGCTCTGGTAATGTGCCAAAGATAATGCCTAATTCAAATGGTTTGGGTATGCGAATATGACCATCATTACCTTCACCTAAGAAAAAGTGCCAATGCGCGTCTTTATCCCATTCCGGCAATTCTTTGTAGCGCTCGTCATCGCCGTTTAATGCGGCCAGTCCTGCGCTGAATGCCGCCACTTTCATTCCTTTAAAGGCTAGGTCTTTGCTTAGCACTTTAAGTAAGCGATCATCACCATCTGCAGCCGCCGCCCGACCAAGTTTATACATGCCTTGTAACCTGGCATTGAAGAACGGCAGCATATCAATAAATGTACCCAAGCTAGCAAAATTGCCTTTCATGGAGTAATCCATTAAGTCTTTGCTTTCAAATAGGGCTTGTTTGTTTGATTTACCTGCTTTCAATGCAGCTTCATAGGTTGCCACACGGTTAGCGTTTTCTATCTTGTCGCTGGCGTTGCGGTATTTTTCAAAGGCTTTGAGCAGCCCTTCTTTGGTCGAAACAACGGTTTTCATATAGCCGTTGATTTCTTCTTGATCGAGGCCCTTCATTTTTAGCGCACGTCGAATTTGTTGCTGTGCAGCTTCAGGGTCAGCACCGTGAATATACCCGCCCTGAAACGCAGCACCAGAGGCGATCAAATTCCAATAGCTATCATCACCTTCCCATGATGCTTTTAATCCCTTCCATGTGTCCGTGCCTAATTTGGCACCATCTTTGTTCACCATCCAAGCATGCGCCGCATCACGGATAAAGTTGCGAATAATAAAGTCGGGTGACAGCGTTACGCCGGTAGTTAAAAACCGTTTTGCGCTACGTGCCATTTTATTGAATAGCGCTTTACTGCCTACGTCATGAACTTGCAGCAATCCACGCAATAAAGCTGGATCTGATACGTAGTAATAAACAGGCTTGCCGTTTTCCATTACCCGCACTTTTTGAAAGTTCTTGGCCAAATCGCCGCGGCTCACGCCAATCTTATCAATCGCTTCATTTATCCCGGCATCATCATCGCGGGTCATGTACTCGGTACCCGCTAGATTATTGGCAATCTCACGTGCTGCATTGTTCTTCACTGCGGCATCAATCATCGATACCTGGCGTTGAATGATGTTTTTAAGCAAGTCTTTGGTTGAGCCCTTACCGCCTATCAATTCTTTGATTTGTGCACTTTGTCCAACAATGCCGGTCTTGGTGGTGTGTGGCGCGGTAATCTGTTTGATTACATCGGTTAATTCTGGATTATCAATTGATTGCTCACGGAAAAACGGTACGTACCATTCTTCATCAAATGCCGCCCGTTGCTCAGGCGAAAGTAATCCCGCTTCTTGTGCAAGGTTGAGCGTAGCAGAGTTGATTTTATTGTACTCTTTGCGCACTTCTTCAAACAAAGCCTCATTACCTTTTGCCTTAGATTTTAAGGTGGCAATATCTTCTTTGGTTAAGTTGTTTTCTCGACCTTGTTTACTGAGCATTTCAGCGCGACCAGCGGCCATCCAGGCTAACCAGTTATTTAAACCATCACCTTCAGGCAGCATGCCAATGACTTCAAGCAGGCCTTTGGTGTCTTTCTTAATCGAGGTAACGCCATCTTTCCATTCAAGTGCACCCTTATGAAATACAGCATGCAGCATATCACCTAAGCCAGTGGCTAAACGTGCAGAGGTATAACCCATTTTAGTGGGGTCGGTAATGCCGGCGGACTGCTCTGCTTGCTTAATACCGTGGAGTCCATCAAACATACCTTCAGCAGCCCGGTTCCAGAACGCGCTTGATTTAAGGGCGTTAACAACTTTCTTGCCTTTTTGGGTGATGGTGTCGCTGGCTAACGCTGCGCCTTGGCCGATCTTTTCTTCGGCTGTGCGAGTGTCAGGAGTGGAGCGGTTGAATCTTAAATCCTTGTAACGCCCATTGCTTTGAGTATCTGAGTCGCCGCCTTGTGCGCTTGATAATTGTCTTGCCTCAGTGACTCTATCTCTGATCGCGTTAACATCCTTGACTCTTGTGAGGTAGCGCGCTTCTGACTCGGTAAGCTTTTCAAAACCGTATCCGAATATTTCTCTCCACCAAGTTTCAAGATTTGTTCCACTGTATTGATCTCTAAGTTTAGATAATGTGTCACTCGACAGAGCAAGTTTGGCTGAATATTGTTTTCCTGTCAACGTAGTGGCAACTATGACATTCCCTCCGTTCGACTCTATATAACCCCTTAAGTTTGCTAACGTGCCGCCCTGAGTTACCGTGTCATCCACAATAATATATTTGTCACCCTTCTTAATGTCGCCCTCAAATGTTGGTTGAACAGCCAGTCTGCCAAAGCCGTCTTTATTAGATCTACTTACATATGACGACTGGACAACATCAAGATCAACATCAAGCCCTAAAGCCATGGAAATATAGTCGGCCATTGCTCTTGGTATTTTATTGTCTCCCTGAGATTCTTTAGCATGAACCGCTAAGGTAATTGCCTTTGAATCACCAACTAGCCTCTTGATCTCCATGAGTTTATCTTTACTGATTAGATCAGTGACAAGTCTTACTGCAGCTTTAATATCTCCCTTTTTTGCTGATTGATAGTCAGGGTGGTTTTTTTCTGAAGATAACGTGTTGTGAATAATCACATCTGGGAAATTATTCCATGCGGCTCTTTCATTTGGCGTGATATTTTTATTATAACTAATCCCGCTATCTTTTGCTGATTGCGCATTAAACCCATAATTTTCAGGTTTGTCACCACTGCGTAACCTATCCCCTATCTCAGCAACAACAGCTTGCATTTCAGTAAAGGTAATACCCTTTCTAACTAAGCCAACTTTTCTAAGCAACCGGGTTAAGGTTGAAACAATTTGATTCCAGTATTTGCCTAATGAACTAGGTTTAATCTGTGAAATTTTGCCTAAGAATTCTTCGGCTTGTACTAGTTCAGGTGCTTTGCCATAGTTGCGCTCAATGTCTGCCCATATCGCTTTAATCTTAGGGTTAATGCTAGTGCGAGTGCCGTTAATGGTATTGATTAACTTGGCTATTTCTTCCGGCTTAAATACGCCCAAACCTTTGTGAACCAAGAGTTCTTCGCGCAAGGTTTTTCTAACGTCTTCGATGTTCGAGTGATTCTGAGAGAAGATATAGAGTCGATTGGAATCTTTGTCGAATCCTCCCTTGATGGCCGTGTCGTCTCCTGGTTCGAGTTTGGCATTTTTGAAAACCTCACTTGGCTTTTTATCGGTGACTGTGATTTCCATATCATCATCTAGGCCAGTGTAATAATCAATAAAGTCTTTAGTGACTGTTTTAGCTTGTCCTAGTGGAACTGGATTGCCGGTTAAAGGTTTGTTGGATTTATTGAATAGAATGTTTTGACTAGGTTTATCTATGACAATTATCTTTGTGTTAACCCCGGTTGGGTTGATCGCGTCTCTAAAGGAACCTTCAGGCAAGTCCTGCTGCTCTGCGCCTAATTCGTCTAACCATTCTTTGAATGCTACATTTCTTTTGTTTGATCGCTCCCCTGCCATTGACGAAGTAACCGCTACTAATCTGCCGCCGGGCTTTAAGAATTTATATGCATGTTCGATATGCGTTATTTCTTGGTCATTAGAAAAAGGCGGATTCATTATAATTCGATCATAATCTCCCGTTGGCGTTTGCTCTAAAAAGTCACCGCCTGTAACTTTATATCCCTTGTCCTTTAAAAACTCCTGCAAACCATAAGCAATTTCAAAAGTCTGTATGTTATCTTTGCCTACAATATCAGCCGCCCCATCTGCCAAGTGTCCAGCCCCAGCGCTAGGCTCTAGCACTTTCATGCCTGGCTTGATGTCGGCGTAGTTAACCACTTCTTCAACTACTGACTTTGTGGAGTTAAAGAAATCATTTTCTTTGTACTTACCTTGTAGTGACGAGTATTTAAGTTTCTCGGTTGTTGCGTTTTCCACTTTTACCGGCTTAGTATTCGTGGTGATTGCATTATATTCTAGCAATGCGGCACGCAACATAGGCAAGGTTGTTATGCCCATGCGCTTTAATCTGAAAAAGTCTTTAACAATGTCGTCAAAATACGTATTCGTTTCATTTTCGCGCACAAATTGCATGAACTTACTGCCATGCTTGTGACCGGCCACGTTAAACTTGTCGTTTTCAGCTAACTTGCCAGCATCAGAAAGTAATTTAGTAGCAGCAAGTTTGTAACCTGGGGTGTTTGCCATTTCTTTGGCGATACGCTTAACGTTTTCTGCTCGCATAGTGGTAAGCGGGTATTGAGCAAATCTAACTTTTTGCTCTGGTTTAACGCCTTTCCTCCACTTCATACCTCTTGCATTTCCGCTTACAATTTCTTGCTCTAACAGTTCTTCTCTTGCATCACCTTTAACATCATAACGTAATCGATTCCATAAACTAGCAATTAGGTCGCGCTCTGTGCCGGTTGATAATTTAGCAAGGTATTTTGCTTCACCGCTTTTTATGGCTTCTGAAATGGCTCGTAATTCTGCGGCTTTATCCAGTTCGCTTTCAGCATTAGAAATAACACCAGCGGCCATACTTGAACGTCTAGCCGTGTTTGTTTTGCGGTCTTGGTTAATAACGCCTGTTGCACGTTCTTCTATGCGATCAGTTAATGCTTCAAGTGAATCTGTTTTGTCTTTGTCTTCCTTCACCTTATCAACGGCTTTGCCATCAAGGACGGTTAAAAAGTTTTTTCGATCATCTTCAGACTTAAACTGAAAGCCCGGTATCGCGCCATCTTTGTTGTAAGCAGAATAATAACCGCCAAGGCTTTTTGCTTTTGAGTTAAGTTCCGAATAAAGATCCTTTTCTACTCGCCCATCAAGAGAGACAACGAATAGAGGCGTGTTTTTCTTGCTGTGCGCCGTTTCATGAGTGGTATAACTCACATCATCCTGAATAGCCTGAACTGTTTTAATTGCTTCTTTTGCTTGCTGCTCTAACTTCTCGTCAGCATGCAATCGGTCATACTTGGCCCATTGCTCAGGAGTGAAGTCTTTTGATGCCCCCAACCTTACGGCATTTCTAAAGTCTTCCAATGTTTTAGGGTCATAAGCACCATCTAACTTTGATTGATAATCATTAATCCGCTTTTGTTGCTCTGCTTTAACTGCTTGAATATTTTTTTGTAATTGTTCAGTAGTTAATTTTTCTAGTTTTTCCTGAATTCCATCAAATCTTCCATCACGGCCAATGCCGCTGGTGATCATCATCCCTGTATCTGTAGTTACAAAGCCAAACCGGGTGATAATATCCTCAGCCGCACGTCTGGCTATTTGTGCTTTTTTCATCCCGCTATCAGTGTAGCCTCGATAATATTTTAAGATCTTATCTTTGGTTAAGGTATTTAATTCTGCTTCAATCGCTTCAACACTGTTACGCATAACCTTAAAGGCTTCTAGCACATCATTAGCGGTTAGGGTTTCGTCAGCATTGTCAATTCGATCCATGAAGGCATTGTAACTTTCTAATGTCGGCTCTAAATTAACTTTACCTTTCGGCTCATCAACAACCTTATCAACCGTTTCTGTGGTTTGTTTCTTATTAGGCACATTAAATAAGGCAATTGATTCTTGCCCTTCTGGCTCAATTGCGTAAAACCCATCAAAGCCTTTGCTTTTGATGGTCTTGACTACATCTTCATCTTGTAGCGCTCTAAAGTCGCCATTGGCAGCACTGCGATAAATTATGCTTTTCTTTTCCCTTAAAATATTCGCGTGATCGGGGTTTTTGTAATCAAATAGGTTTAACTCTGATTCTTTAACGTCAACTTCTATGACTTCGCCACCCTCTTTACCTCCATAATGCGGATCGCTGGCATACTCCTTTTCTGGGGTAATCCAAAGTAATCCCTTTTCATTAAGAACCATGCCACTGTTTTTTGGCTGACCTCTATACAAAGGTCTATCAGATTTTTCTGTGGGTAAGTTTTCAGGCTCACCAAATAACGAGTCTTGATTTTCATCAACTACGGTTTCAACTTGGTCGGCTTCTTTTACTTTCGGCTTAACTGCATCTTGCAATACTTCCCGCTTAACTCTATCAGACAGCGTTTCACTACTTCCCTCGCTTTCCAATTCTTGATTAACTTCTTTTATTGCTCGGTAATTCCCTAGCTCTGTTCCGTCTGAAAGTGACTCAATAGAACTAACTAAACTTTTTTTGTATGCCGTTAGTCCTTCTTCGTCTTTTTCATCAAATAGTTTGCGAATTTCATCATTAAGTTTTTTTGCATCTTCTTCAGATAATTCTTGTGTTTGCTTGATCGTTGCTTGATCGTTGCTTGATTGCTCAGGCATTGCCTGTGCGCCTATCTCGTTTCTGATCTGGGCGACTAATTTAGGATTGGTGTGAAAGCTATCCCACTCTCTCGCTTGTGCGGTAAGTTGCTCAATACGCTTATTAAGACTGTTGGGGTCTTTAATATCAACCCCTTCAGCTTTGGCAAGCTTAGGGTTTTTGGCTGCGCCTTTGATTGCGCTTAGCCTTTCGCGTAACTCACGTTGTTTGCGTGAAGCGATTTTGACCATTTTATCAGCTTCAATGCTGGCAGAGGTATCTTGGCCAAACATATCCATTGTTTCGCTGCCACCTTGATCGCCTTCCATGCTTTTAACGGCACGAATAAAGTTCTCGGTGTAGCCGATGCCCTTGCCTTCTTGGAGTTTTTGAAGCCCTAACGTTTGGTATTTATCTTGATTAGGCGCTACGTTCGCTAGTCTTTCGGCTGCTTCGTCACTGATGATACCGGCACTATGGGAGGCAATGACGTCCTCGCTGCCTCTAGTTGCGATGGTGTAAGCCCTTCTGCCAAGCGCTTGGCGTAAAAGTCCTTCTGACTTAGCCTTTTCTTCGGTGAGTTGCTTGTTTGCTTGGAAGTAGTTGACATAATCTTTTACCTGCCCCTGGTTGTCTCGAATATTTAAAATAGCATCAAGCTGTGCTGCATTATCAATGGTAAACCCATCTTCTTCATAATGGAATTGAGCTGGTATGGTTTTCTCGCCACTTCTACGGGCCAAATCTAACCTATGCCGACCTGTGACTACTTCTTTGCGGCCATCTTCTCTAACCCATACCTGAATTGGTGCAACGCCGGTACGATCAAATTTGCCACCAAGAGGCGTAACAACACCGTCAGCATTGGCACCGTCTTTAAATTGTGGCACATCATCGGATAAGGTTAATTCACTTAATGGCGCTTCCTGAATGGGCAGGCCTTCAAATTTGTTTTGAACTACTGCATTGTCATTAGTGTTTCGTCCATCTGGAACAGGTAAATCCGCTCCATTGCTTCGGCTAAGTTGTCCGTTAGTATCACGTAACCATGATTGTCCTGCTTCCCGTTGGCTATCTGGTAATGTATTTCCAAAGCTTCGTACTTGTTGATCACCTGATTGTTCAATGCTTCTTGTATCCACTCTATTTGATTGCTCATTATCCGCCGCCTTGGTTATGCGCCAGCCAAAGCCATTACCAAACGGAACGGCTTCAATTTCATTGCCTGCCCGTTTGGCTGCCCGGGCATTTTTGCTGATTAATGCTTCTTTGGGTGATAGAAAAACATTGCCGTTAGCTTTAACGTTTACGCCTGAGTCATTGCCAGCAAAGATAATATCTTTTTGCGTTATCTGCTTGTTGGGCGACCGTAAAGGCTGAACAGCTTCACTTTCAAATGTGTTGTTAGGTTTTTGATTAGTATTAGGTACGCGCTCATTTCTAAGCAATTGCCCTTCATATTCAAATGCTTTAGGTAAAAACCGGTCTTGAGTGGTAGGCGATTTATTCTGAGTAGCCTTGTTGACCATATCTTGAACAGTTTGGCTTCTGTTCTCGCGCATGCGGTCAAGCGCTACTTGAATTGGGCTATCAAGCATTTCACCAAAGCGCGTTACATCGGCTGGCGTTTGCGCTCCTGCCTTCCTTGCTGCCGTTGGAATGTCATAATTAACCGCTTGGTTAATGGCGTCTGATCTTGCGCTTGATGATTTATCGAATTGATCTAATACATCACCTAAAATTGGGTTGGATGCTTTAACGGCTTCGGTTGCGGCATCTTTAGCCGCATTCTTTTTATCTATTTCGTTTTGCACTTCGGGAGGAATGACAACACCGGCGTCTTCTGCGCTTGGTACCGTATCTTTGTTGTTTTGTGATTGCCGATTAACAAACCCACCTAAACCACCGGCCACGCCACCAAATGCGCCACCCATAACGCCTTCATTAGCCGCAGCAGATGCCACGCCTTGCATTAAATCACGGTTATCAATAGGTTGTATTGCCTCGTTGATTCCGTATTGCTGTACGCCTGCCTGAGTTGCTTCAGTTGCGCCCTCAGTAGCAAAGCCTTTGAATGCTGAGCGAATGGCACCAGATTTTGCTATACGCGCACCGACTAATGCACGGCCAATAATCGGATCGCCAATAGCAGACGCGCCAAAGTTAGCCAATAACACTTTTGGATCGCTTTTGACTTCGCTGGCCACTTGGTCGGCTAGTGCTTCAGTGGCAAGATCCCACTTTTCTTGTGGTGTTGCATCTGGGTTGTTTGCGTGTATGCCTTTGATTAGCTCCTGAAAGATAGGCGACTCGGCTTTAAGTTTGTTCGGCATGTTGCGAATTTCATCCCGCGCCTGCTCCATGCCTTGACCGGTTGCCGCTGACCCGCCCGTCACGCCCATGCCTACGCCTGTGGCAATTTTAGAACCAACAGAGCCAAGCTTAGCCGCTTTAGTCACTAAGCCAGCCGCACCAGCGCCAGGTACAGCAGTCGGAAAAAACTGCCCGGCAACATTGGCAAAGCCAAGTAACCAGGTATCTAAATCAGTTGCGCCCTCGCCCAACTTAAAATTACCTTCCTCATCTTCAGTAAAAATCTGCTTACTCATGGACTCACGGCCAGCGTCAGACATTTGCTGATTCTGATCGTCTGCCCATCCATAAAACTGATTTGCTAATCCTTTTGCACCAGCAAAATCAAATATGCCACCTACAGCAGATAAAGCACCAGCCTGAAAAGCGTCTAACATATCCCCAAATGTGCCTTGGGTGTTTTGTTGGCTTGCTACAGGCTGAGCCATTGGACGATAAGGCTTAGCAAAGTAATTAGGAATTTGATTCATTTTCGATTAGTGACCTTGAATTTTGCTGTGATGATTGTTGGCAATTAAAACTGACGAGGGATAAAGCCTGTGTTCATTTCTTTCGTTCTGCCCTTTGGCAATGCGGTCTGGCTGCCCCATTTTTTAAGTAAGTTAGACAATGTTAAGTCTTGCGGATCTACTTGGCTTACGGGTGCCGAAGCATTTGCTTGAGGTTTCGCGCTGGTAATAGCGCCAATTAAACCACCTATTTCGTCAGGATCTTTAACTTGAATGCTTTGTGATGCCGGTTCTTCGGCGGGTTTAACTGGTACCGTTAATAGGTATTCAAAACCAGTGCCTTTTAAATTGGACCCATACGAATTAATCATATTGTGTAGGCGTTCACTGTAATACATCTGATTGGCTTCAAGTTCTGCCTGCAATTGCGCTTCGAGTTCAGGGCTTCCACCCAGCTCCATGCGTTTTTCAAAGGCCTTCCTGATTGACTGCTCTGCTTTGTTTTGCTGCTCCATTACGCCGTTAATGTTCGCTTCAATAACCTGCTTTTCGCGTGACGTTTGTTGGCGATCAAATTGATTAGCCGATGTGTTGGCTTGCTCATTTCTGAATGAAACATCTTCTGTGCGCTGCTTTTCGCGGGTGTCTTGCTCTGCCTTCCATCTGCGCTCTATGCTTTCGTCACGCATTTGCTGCAATTTTGCTGCTCTATCATCAGCCAAGCCTTGCTGAACTATGCCAGCGCCTTGAGATAATCCGCGACCTATGCCTTTCATCAATCCCCAGTTCATGATCTACCCCTTAAACCTGACCAAGTAGGCCGGATGGCTTTTGTTGTGGCTTTGGCTGATTAGCCTGTTGATTGCGAACACTAATACCCATTGACTTTTCTGCTTCAGAAACGCTCGCTTCAAGTTCTTGTTGATTCAGCTCACCCATTGATTCTTTCATTGACAGGTAATTTGAATATGCTTGGCTTACCGCAGAATCGATCCACTCGTCGCTTACTTCATCCTCTGATAAAGCACCGGCTTCAACCGCTAAACCTGCAAGTTCGGCTAGCACTTCTTGAGCAAGCGCCAATTTAATGTCATCGGGCAAGCCGCCTGTCTTTTTCTCAACACCGATAATCACCGTTGCAACAGCTTGACCAATACCCTCGGTTACGTCCTGAGCATTAAGTACAATCTGTGCAATTTTGTCGCCTGATTGCCCCTGTCCGTGAACCATTTGCATGGCCAAATCATAAGCCTGCTCTAATGCCGCCTGTTCTTCAGGTGTAGCCTGGATCTCACCTTCCTGTAGTTGCTCGTTTTCCGTTTCTGAATATTCCATGCTTGGGTCGGCCATTTCTTGCATTTGCTGCTCTTGCGGCTCTATTTCATTTTTCATGCGCTGATTAACCACCGTAACCCCCTACCACATTTTTTTGTTTTTGAATCAAATCATCAAGGGTCGTCTTCCAGTTTGAATTGGATTGACCTTGTTGGGTGTTGGGTGCGGCATAACTCAGTAAGCCGCCGTTAGGCAAGGCAGAATTATTGCCCTCGCCATCCATGCCCCAATATGTGCGGCGTTTACGTGATTCTTCTAGTGCATCTTCCTCAGCCTGCCCTTGCAGCATTTGCCCGGCCATATTAACGCCAGACGTGATAACAGCGGATTTTCCAGCCTCGCCAAGCCCATTCCATACGTTAGACAATAAGCCAGATGATGTGCCGCCTGTGGTTGCTGCCCCGGCCGATGTTACGGCGCTTGCCGTTGGTTGTCCCGCGCTCCACGCACTCATTGCCTCTGGTGAGTAACCTGCCGCAGTGCTGCCGACTCCTACCGTATTAACAGCGGGTGCCGCTGCCCCTGCAATGGCCGGTGCCGCATTCCCAGCTATCGCCGCATTTGTTAACGCCTGACCGCTAGCAAATGTGCCAGTAGCGCCCGCCGCCGCGCCGCCAGTAAAACCAGAGCTAAGTGCAGAGAACGCCCCGCTAACATTGCCTGAAGCAATTGCCGATCCTGCGCCTTGAAGTCCTCCCCATGCGGAGCCGAGTCCGGCTGATGCCGTCCCGCCTCCTGCCATAGACATTAGCGCCGCGCCGCCAAAGTAAATAGCTGCGCCAATAGCGATCACCTTAAACGCCTTGGACTTGACCACTTTCTTAACAACTTTCACCACGTTTTTAGCAATGCTTCTCACCGGTTTAGTGACCGCTTTAAACACCTTTTTTGCCGCTTTTACAATTCCACTCATTTTAATACCTGCTTAATTGTGGCATGAATGCCGCCAACTCGTGGCAGTCCATGCATTTCGTACATCTTCCCGGTTCTCCCGTCTACGTCCATACCCGTCGATAACCCCATCATCATTGGAATATTGAATGCTTTGCACCAGCGGATAAATCGGCGCAATAACCACACGCCTTGCTCAGCGTGATCGGGCAATACACAAAAGGCAAAATCCGTCCCATAACTGGAATTGGAAAACCAATGCTCGTCTTTAATGGCCAATAAAAAACCGACCACTTGGTCGGCTTTCTGTGCCACGAAAAATTCCATGTTCTTGTCGCTTATCGCTCGCCTAAACGCTTTTGATGCTTTGGCTGTGTCAACCTCGCAATCATGTGTTAATGACGAGCTAATCACGGCCTTGCCAATTTCAATGCATGCATTTATATCGCCGTGGCCGCCGATCCTAATCATCTGTAATCGTCACGGTTAAATCGATCATCATATTTGGGCGGCATAAAAGGCTTAGTGCTGCCAGGTGGTATTGCTGGGTTTGGCGCAGTAGTGGCCGGTTGATTGCCAGTATTAGTTGGCTCACCTCCTGCCGTGGTGGGAGCTTCTTGTCCATTAGGTCCTTCAGGTTGTCCAGCAAATCCGTATATAGCTTGTAATTGCGTTCTTTGCGACTCAAACATTTGCTGTAACTTTTGAACGCCTGCTGCTTGTTGTGCTGGTGTCATTTCTGGGTTGCTGTAAACGGCAGAAACTTGCGCCATATAGTTGTTATACGCATTAGATGAAGCAATTTTGTAATTTTCGGCATTTCTTGCGTCAACTTCTTTTACAAAGTTACTGTCCTCTTTTTGATACTTTACATTCGTTAATTCTAAGTCTCTTAAATATTGAGTGTCGGCATTTTGCAGGTTGTACTTTTGTATTGTTTCATCCCTGGCAGCGTTTAATTCAGCTTCTTTTTCTAGTTCAACCAACTGCTGTTTGCCTCTTACGTCCAGCAAACCAAGCTCGTTTTTATAGCGCAGATCTTCTATTTGTTTTTGCTGCTCTAACTGGTATTGATTCAGAACGCTATCACGTTGCGCAGTAATCTCGGCGTTACGCTCTATTTGCTCAAGCTCTTGCTTGCCTTGGGCATCCAGCAAACCAAGTTTATTTTGTTGCTGTAGGTACTCCATTTTAACCAAGTTTTCTCTATCAGCATTATTTTGGTTATTCTGAAACCCAAATTGATTGTTTTGCAGGTTAGTTTGCAAGGCTCCATTTTTGTCAAACATGGAAGCGTCATGCCTGCGATTAAGATTATTCTGCTCGGCAGTAAACGAATTTTGCCACCCCATCTGATCCGCATTGCCATACGTTGATGCATCTTGTGAGGCAATGGGCAATGCCTTATCAATCATCGAGGATAAAGCCGACTCATTGGCAATGCTTGAAGACTGTAATCCACGCTGAGCCATAAAGCCCTGAGAATTGGCGATAGCCTTGCGCATCATCGCGCTATTTGGGTCAAGTAGTCCAGTAATGCGATTTTCAACTAATGAATCATCACTAGGTTTATAGCTGTAATTTTCTTTGCCTTGCACACCAGTGTAGCCATCGCTTTTATATTCGGCTGGTGTGAATGTTGTTTTAACTGCTTCACCTATCAAGCCACCTGTGGCATATTTTGGATTATTTAAATCACCCCCTGTAGCCTCTGGTGGCACAACTTGAGCACTCATGTTTTCAGTTGTTGATTGATTGACAGGTACCACCGTTTTATTGGTGGCTTTAGTCGGCGTTGAAACGACCATTTTGTTTTGGTTGTTTTGGTTGTTCTGCTGTGTGGTTTGCACGACTGCCATTTATATCACCATGAACGTTTGTTCGGTTATGCCAAATACCGGCGCCGGATAAGATGAATTAACCAGTTCTTGATTAACAATCCATTTGCCGCCCGTTTTAAAGTTCATTGTCAGAGTAAATACGCCGCCAACCACTTCAGCCACCATGAAGCGTATTGCTCCATCATCCCGCTTAAATGGCACCCTGAATTTTGAATCTGCTACAGCCAGCGTACCTGTTGCAATCACATCGGTTAACTCAGCCACCGTGTACTGGTTAGGACCATCTTCAAACCCGGTCAATGTATTGGACACTGAATTAATAATAATGGGGATTAGCTCTGGTTGCGGCGCCACATACTCAGTAAATCCGGTATTTACGTCATAACTTTTGCCAACAAGGTTAAAGTCAAATTCAGGCACAATGACATCAAATTCAGTCACTACATAACCGGCTCCAACCTGTTTAACCTGTGTGCATAAATTTTTATCAGTATTTAAAACCGCAATGTTATGCATCGTCTGAAATCTCCCAATACGCCGATCCATACGTCACCGTGCTGTTTCCTTCAATAGCGCCCTGCGATAGCTCTATTGTAGTGCTGTTTAACAGCCTGCCGCCTACTGAACCACCACCACTACCACCTGACGCCCTAAAGCCACTTGTGCCGCTTATGGTTAACTGTGCGCTTGCCATATCAACGGCGTCGATTGTAATAGGCCCAGCATTTGCCGCCGCATAGCCTCGCTGAATTCTCTTGCGTGGTGCGCTTAAACTAAATCCCATACTTAATACCCTCTATAAACACCGGCACCAAGCCAGAGTAGTTCTAATTCAAATTGCCCGGTGATTGTGCCGCTATAATCGGTATTGCCATCTTGCAGGTCAATTTGATGGTCATTTGCTCCGGCATTTGTGTTGATCGTAATAATACCGGTTAATCCGGTTGACTTTATTGTGTAGTTTGCGTTTGTTGCAGGGGTAGCCGGTAGATTAATAGTCGCGTCACCCAGGCAAACAATCACTAACCGTTCGGCGCCATTAGGCACATTAAGTGTGCCGCCATCGGTTATAATGGTTGGTTGGCCTGCCGCAGTAGCATAAGACTGAGCGCTTAATGCCGCCGCCACAGCAACATCTTTATTAGCTTCAACCTCTGCTTGCCAGATATTGACTTGATCGTGCCACCCTTCTACCGCTTCTGACTGGCCAACAATCGTAGCTAAAGGGTAATAACCAAATTCACCTTCCGCCGTAACGTAGATAAAGGATGAATTTTCAAGGGCTGGTAGTTGGGCGCTACCTGCAAAGCCGCTTGGCAACTTTAGTCTTAGGTCTAATTGCTCCTCCACACCGTCAAAGCCAACAGCAATTGATTGATTGTCCGTGTTGTATTTATCAGATCGAATTGTCGTGCCGGGCGCAACAGGAACGGTATAGTTATAAAACGAATTACTCATGTTATCGTCTGCGACCTCTAGGTGAGTAGTGAACTAAATAGCTATTTAAAATGTGGGGCGGGTCTTCAGTGGTTGAGCCAGAAACGACAACAGAAATATTCCTGCTCACGCCATGAATATAGATGTCTGCCGTGAATGTACTCGCTGCAGACCATCGGCTTTCATCCCATATCGCTTCATCCCAATAGCCACCGCCGCCCATAACTACTATCTCTGTGGAGCCTTCAAAGGGTACGTCTGGATCTGAATAGTTAAAATCTGGTGTGACGTTGAGCGTACAGGTGCCTGCGGTATCGACTTCTAAAATTAACTTCTTCCACCTTTTTTTACTGTCCGGGCTTCTAAAGTTAGCGAATGCAGGGCGGCACACAAACGATAATTCTTCACCATCAAAGCTACTGCCTTTCTCTGCTTGATAAATAAAGCCATCATCGCTGCCAAAATACACAACCTCTTTGCCTGTTGAGTCTTCACCTGAATAAGCGCAGCGAACTACTCGCCCAAAATCGAAGCTGCTAAAGCCCGACACCTCTTGCCCATACATCGTGGCAATGATGCCCGTGCCATCATCAAAGCAAAGCCGGTATTGATTCTTCTCTTTGATTACAAAGCTTGCTGTTACTCTGGTGATGTAACGACGTAACAACGGCTCTATTTTCTGGCTGACCGTTGCCATGTCAAAGTTACCGAATTGCTGAACACGGTCTAATCTGGCTAGCCCTCTATCATCCAAGTAGATTGCATCTGATATAGTTTGAATTGATCCGGGCATTGCACCGGTATTTCTTGACAGTGTTTGCAAGTCAAAATCGACATAGCTTTTACCGTAAAGCACATACGTTCTGTTGCGGCAAAATATGGCGCATGAATTATTGGCCTGCACAGACATCCCAGTTATTTCGTCCGATACAGCAATTTCCCCGCCGTTATCCACCGGGTCAAATGTTGTTGGATCGCCAACTGCGCTAAACAAAAATGAACCGCCTCGATACGCCAGCAGTAAAACCTGTGATGGCAGCACTTCTAAATGAATAGGCGCGTCCGGTGTTATTCTGCCCGTTATTTGAGTGAAGGTAGTGCCGTCAAACGAAAATAGCTTGTTAACCCCATCAACCCCGTAAAGATTATTACTTGCGGCTGATCCGGTGAAGTTAGCTTGCACAAATTCATACTGGCCACCAGGTGATAATGTTGGTGTAGTTACCAATACCCAGCCTGAAGCGCTTGATTTATACATCTTGCATTCAGTCGCCCCAACGTTATCGCGAAAGGCATACACCACGCCGTTATATGACACAACGCCACGTATTTGCCCCTCACCTGGAACCGCTTGAATGTCTGCTCGTCTCGATGCTTTTTCCGCTAAAATGGCGGCAACTTCAGTTTCATCATCGGCAAAAGGATAGCCTACTAAATCGCTTGATATGGTAGCGGATGGTGCCGGTTGCCCGTCAAAGCGCTCATAGCCCAATATTCTCTGGTTGCGACCTAACGAATTAACTTCATAGTTAAATAGCTGAACGCACTCGCCAGGCTCTAATTCCAAGACAGAACCAGCAAGGTTAACGCCGCCTTTTAAAATGACGCCTTTTACTTGGGTATCAGCCACCAAATACACCGCGCTTGAAGTCTGAGCTTGGTAATTGCTCGATTAACAGCCTTGCCATCCATTGATTAAACTCAACTTCCGACCGCCCGTACCGGTACATATCTTCTTCGTAATCGGCATAGAACATAAGCGCCCTATGCACGATTGCTTGGTGATATAAAGCAGGAATGATGCTGGCATCAGAGTTATTAGCCATTGTGGTAGGTTGACGGTAATAATCAACTGTCACAGCTAAGGTTTCAGTTGGAGTAGGCCAAACCTGTAAGCGCTGATCGGGCGTTAACGTCACCACTGAAGGCCTACCCGTTTTTGAATAATCACCGTATTCAACGATGTTGTTTATCCAGTCCTGATATTTAACCACTTCAATTGACTGCCCAGCCACGTAAACGTTATTAACCGTTTTAGTTGGTGACATACCAAGAGAATCAACGGTATAGCGGTACAGTCCGGCGGTTAACGTGCCGGTAGCAACAAGACGCAAAAATTGCCATTGGTCTTTAGACGCTACAATGTCACGCTCAGCATCAAGAACCCAATCGACAATACGCTCCATTATGCCAGTCTGCCCGATCACCGTAGCGGGACCGTCACCACTTACACCGCTTTTTTTCCGAACGGCGCGACAAATATCAAGAAAGGTCATAGTGATTAATCAATTGTTCTGATTAATGAAAATGGAAAGCGCTGAACACGGCTAGATATAGTTTCATTCTGCCCGGTTTTTGGGTTTTTCTTGGTGTGAAACTTGGTTTCTACCGCATTTTTTAAGATCCCATAAATGCCGTAAGGCACTTCAACTTCTTCATCGTAAGCGACTTGGTAGTTAACGCCATTCAAAACGCCTTGCCAGTGAGTGTCCGGCTCTTTTTCGTCATCACGCGAAGGTGGTTGATGAATGCGAATAACCGCTTTAGTGGGCTTTTTCTTTGACTTGGAAACGTCTTTAACTTCCGGCTTATCTGCGGCTTCATCTACGGTAATGCCAGCGGCCTTTTCAAGCTCACGAACCTGCTCAGTTAACTTCGCTTTGGTGTCTTCAATATTAAGCTTGGCACCTAATTCAGTGTCGGCGTAATCAACAATATCTTGCTTCGATGTTGAAGTAGTGATTTTGAACATTTTATTTTTCCCAAAAAAAGCCCCGGCGAATGCCGAGGCTGTATTTGCTACTTGCTTATTAGGTGTTAGAAGGAGTTGCTAACGCACCCGCTTCAATACGCACCATCCACAAGTCATTGAGGATTTCGCAACAGTAGTATGTTTTCCATGCCACTGATCCGTTTTGACCCAGTTCGTCACCAAAAGTAGGCGTACCAGGATTGCGAAGCATTGGCTTGATGGCGCCGCCAGCTTCTTGACTGCCTTTTAACGCGATATGGCCAAACGCATGCATACCCATGACTAAGATGGGGTATACATCAGCACTTGTGCCGGTGGTTGAGATTAACTCAGACGCACCAGTGCCTTTCGCGCCACCTGCATCAGCCCAAGGGTTGAATAAAGGCGAGGCAATAAAGCGCACATCTTCAACGCTGCCCACTTCTTCAGCACAGATAACTTTGCGATTGCCGTACTTAGCCACTGGCACGAAACCAGGCATTGCACGAACTGAGGCAATGATGTCTGTGTGACAAACGGCAACAAAGGCCGCTTCAATGGGTGTAGTTGAAATGTTAACGCTGCCGCTTAACACGTCAGTAATACGTTTTGCGCGGTTTGCCAAAAGCACACGCACAGCTTTACGTACAGTTGATAACGTGATGGTGCTGGTTACTTCGTCACGATCAGCGCCGTTTGCGTATAAAACGTTGGTACCAGCAATTAACTTGCCGTATGCCACCATTTCAACGGTTTCAGCCGCTTGCTGTGACGCGATTTTTAGCATGTCGGAACCAACTGGATCTTCATGCAAGTCTTTAACTACGTCAGTTAATTCCATCCATGCGCCATACTGTTGAACAGTGGCGTTAAAACGGTCATAACGGAAGTTGGTGCTTGAAGGGCGAGTGCCTTCAGTTAATGCGGTAGTAGCTGCAGCTAGCACCTGTGGGCGACGAAAGCGCATAACTTTCGAGGCATTTTTTGGCATCGGTTTAGCGTCACCTAATTTGTTCAAAACAATAATAGGCTCTGCATATTCTAACGCTTTTTTTTCTGCGAAGACGCCAGCGCCTACGCCTAAGTCACCATAATCACTAGACATGGTATTTACTCCTAAGTGGTAATTCGATTAAAAAGTTCAACTGGATCGGAGCTATCCAAGTCACTTGATGGCTTTCCACCGCCTTTGCGGGGAATAGCAACGTGATTAGATAAGTCCTTGGTTTTGTTTGCGGGTTTAGCCGGTTGGCGTGTACCCTTGTAGAGATTAAGCAGGGCTATGTTGTCATCTGCATCCATACTTTCTGCGATGCGCTTGATAGCGTTGGGCTGGCCTGCTAGCCAGTTTTGAAACGCTTGATCGGCTACCACATTTCTAAAGTCAGGGTGAGCGGCTTCGACGCGAGATAATTCAGAGTCAATGATCTTCTTCTGCTGCTCTTGCTCCCGTTCCTGCTGTATTTTTTGCAGAGGACTAAGCTTTTCCTCAATCATTTGACTGAGTTGCTTATCTCTTGCCTTGAGAAATGCTGCTAACTCTGGATATTCGGCCTCGATGTCTTCATCGGTCATGCCGTTTAAATCTTCCTGAGTTGGCGCGTCTTCTTTCGGCTTGCCACCTTTTGCCTGCTCACTCTCAGCAACCAGTTTTTTAAACTTTTCTAGATCCCGTTGTGTTGGGGCTAATCGGTTGTAAACTGCTTGGTAATCGTTTTGAGACTTTTGGAGGGCTTGTTTTAGAGTCTGATACTGTTGGCGCAAGGCTTCAGGTGCCGACTGCCAAGGATCGTCTTCCTGATCGCTTTGTCCTTCACCACTATCGTCTTGTCCTTCATCCGTGTCAGTGTCGTCATCTTGATCCAGCTTTGAATCTTCATTAACCGGCTTACCGGAGTCTTTGTCAGAGTCCTCGCTAGTTATTTGTGCGAACAAAGCTGCCGCCTCGTCGATTTCTTCGATCTGCGGTTTATTTTCATTGTTACTCATGGGTTTCTCTGTGTTTGAGTGCTTTCGCAGTCATAAAAAACCCACTACAATGAGTGGGTTCTGGTTTGCCGAGTGATTGCTCAGTCAGCGGTTAAACTGTTTCGTAAGTGGCTTGGAAAATATCAGGCTTGCAAGGGTATTTTTCGCCCTTAACTCCAGTAATAATAAAATCACCAGGGCAAACAATGTGACCACCTTCTAGCGTATCTATCCAGCCATGAGAGTGCATGTTATTACTGCATTGTTTGCAACTAGATTTGCCATCAACATCAGGAGTTCTGAAATAGCGAACCACCTTCCCTTCAAACTTCTCTCCTTTAAATTTTCCGGAATCAAAGGTTTCACTTCCATCTTCAGGATGATCGCCATTTTTAAACCATTGAACCGCATCAATAACGACTGGCTTCTTTCTATACTTAGCCATAGTTATTCCTCTTCTTTAATTGCTAGAATGTGTGCTGGATAGCGGTCCAATATGTCATCAATCTGTTTGATGCTGCCGCGAACTTCTGGGTTATCCTGCCTAACTAACTGTTCAACTAAGTCTTTTCTATCAGACTCAAGGGCAGCTTTAATCTTGAGCCATGCTGCTGAGTGGATTAATTGACTCATTCGCCTAGTCCGTAGTTAGCCGTTGGGCTTTCAAACTTATATTTAATATTTAACTCGGCCATAAACTGCTGCCAATCACTATCAAGCTTGGCTTGGTTCTTTTTCAAGTCAGCGATTAGCTTTTCAGTATTTATCTTATCGTTCTGAGCAAGGCGCATCATTTCGATACGCTCTTTAGATGCGGCCTCTTGCAAGCCAGCCTGAACTTTTGCCCCAAACATTTCATATTCAAATTTGAATTTGGCTTGTTGCTGATCCATTCTCATTTGCTCAACTGCAATAGCTGAGTCTTGAGGCTGCTCGCCCTGTTGTTCCTGTTGCTTCTTGATGAATTCCTCTAATTCTTCATCAGTCGGCAACATTGAAGCAGGCAAGCTTTGCGTTTTCGCCCACTGCCTGAGTATCTCTGCGGCTTTTAGTTGTAACACTGGTGCAAATACCGGGTTACTGCCGACTACGCCCAAGAAGTTGGTTATAGCTGCGGCTTGTGTTTCTTTGACGAGTAGCGCTGAAGTGCCGCGAGCATCAACCTGGTAATCACCTTTAATGTCGCCGTTTTCGTTGTATTCCATGTTCCAGTGGTAAAAGTCTTTTATCATGGGTGAAGTAATATTGTCGTCCCATGCTTTCACCTGCCTACGTCTAACCGTGTTGGCGCTATTCATTAAAATAGACATACCGCCAAGGGTTTGAGTAGATTGGCCTTGTTCGCCTTGCTGGAGCATTGGAATGCCTGATACTTCATCAAACATGATTCGAGCCATTTGGTAGATACCTTGAAGCTCTGGCAAATGACTGTTGAATTCCATTGCAGTAAATACTTTGCGAATATCGTCAACTGAGCCGGATAACTCCCATTGTTTGAATGGCTCCAATGCCCAATCACCGTTTACCGGGCTAATGTGTTTACCTGAGCGCCCTATTTGTGGCCCCGCAGTAATCGCGCCGTTATCTAAAATCATGCGCCATACTGAGTTAATAATCGCTTGTTCATCACGCACCATTCGAGGTACGCCATAACCAAACAAGCAAGAGTCGTCAGGCTCCCAGTTAAAGACGCGATAAGGTAGGTAATCCTCGTAATCCATCATCTTTAATTTGGCACCAATAGTAATGCCGCCACAATAAAACACGGTGGCGATCACTTCTTCGCCCTCGAACTCTTTCAGTAAAGCATCGCGTTCTTCGGCATCTTCGGGCAGCTCAACTGCACCCAAGCGGATTAATGCGTCATAGCTAACAGGCCCGGTATATTCCCACGTCTCAAAACGAGTGTCGTTTAATGACTCAGACAAACCAGCCAGACGACGAACATCATCCATGTATGAACTTGAGTGCTGAGTTTGCGCACCCGTCATTTGCAGCACTTTTTTAATCTGCTCTTTATCAAAGCCTTTACGCTTAACCAGCCCTTTTAGCTGGGCTTTACTCATGAATCGACGTTCAAACACAAATTCGCATTCGCTTATGTGACTTGCCGACATATCAGGAAAGAAATCCCAAGGGCGAACCACTTCGCATGCTGGCGTTAGGCTTTCAACGAGTTTATGCGTCCAGCCTTCTTTGGTTTCCATATAAACCTTGTCTTGTTTGCCAACAACTACAGGGCCTTTTAGTATGCCTGTGCCAATAACACAGGCGTCATGAATGACTTTGCGGCATTTTGCTTCGTAGTCCGATTCGACTAACTGATCGTTAATCTCGTCTTCCATCTTGTCGCAACGGTCATTAGCTATCTGAAGCTTACGCGCTGCAAGCATGCCGTTAGTAACAATCTCGCCTTCTTCGTCTTGATACTTCTGCCCGTCAATTTGTGCGGGTGAATCGTCGTTCAATTGATCTGCTATCTCAGGCACAGGTGTTGGCTTGATGCCCCAGTTTTTATCTGTATTTGGAAAGAGCAGATCGATTAATTGTGACTCACCGGCATTGGTTTTAGCGCGAGTAAGCTTGATGAATGTACTTGATCGCTTAGCTTTCTTTAGCTCTGCCACTCTTGATTGGTCATAACTGCCGTGGTAGTTCTGTAAATCCTCAACCATGCGAATATCAATCGCGTTTCTGTCCGTGATTGTATCCGACAATTTACGCTCTAATTCCATAGCAAGATTGTCTAGCGGGTTTTGAACATCATATTCATGCCCGTAGTCTTTGGGTTTAAGCTTTGTCATTAGTAACCTGTTGTTGAGTCTGCGATCATAGATTGATTTGTGTTTGTTGAAGCTAGGTGAGCGTCACGCCATGCGTAATCAATTTCACCTTGAGCGCCTTGACATAAGTATTGTTTTGCATCGTGTGGATGCGAGTAAGCGTTTTTGTCTGCAGCATCAGCGTATTTCTCGCCACTGACATTTAAGCGCCTGAACGCATAGCCACCGTTGTAACCCTTAATCAATACCGGGCAATCTGGGCTTATTTCCATCGCTGGAGCGCCATCTATTCGCCCTGTTAGAAACGTGTTAACCGCTTCCCATCGTCTTTCAGGCTTGTTTGATGCTGTTGGGTACGCTGCTAAATTGTATTCATCGTTGATAATGCCAAGTGGTGAGTTTTCATCGTTACCGCTTTTAGCTACACCCGCCGGATCGCCGTAAACCTCAATATCTGACTTATTGAAGCGCTTCAGATCCACGTTGATGTATGGCATTACAAGCGTGTCCATGAATGAGCGAATACCCATTCCGGTAGCGATTAACTCTTTGATGACTCTTAGCTTGCCGTTTGGCATGAGCTGGCCAACAACTGCGGCTGGTGTGCGCCCAAAGTCGATGCCAATCATAATCTTTGGCACTTTAACGATGGGAGATAACGGGTATTTAGCTACGTGAATAGCGTCATTCCACAAGCCTTGATAAATCGGCTTGCCGCTTGATACGTGGCCGTACTGATTAGCCAGGTTAACCCTAATCCAATCATCCTTTTTACTGCCCACTTGATTAATATAATAACCATCCGGCAGATTATGTAGGTTCTCAGCATGTGGATTTTCCACCCATTCTGATCGCCTATCCATTCCAGTGCCGTGAACAATCTCTAAAACGCCCCCAGGTTGACGCAAGAACGTCCAGCCAGCGGGTTTAATTTGTTCGGCTAACTCGTAATACCAATGATCTGAATCTGGTGCGTTAGTGTCACCAATCATGCCATGCCAAGTTGGGTTTTGCGGGTAACGACCATGACGTCCATCGCACATATCAACAATGGCTTTATCTAGCTCTTTGACTTCGTTAAGCCAAAATCCGGTAATCTGAGTACCGCGAAGCTTTCTAACAGCCTTCTCGTTGTCCAAAGCCAGAAAAACAAGCTCAGCAATAACGCGAGTCCCGTCTTCTAAATCAAAATCCATGTAATGCGTGGGAGGGAAACTATTATCCATCCTGCCAATCTTGATGTGTTCATTGTGATAAAGCTCACACCAATCTTTCATTGTCGTACCGGTTAAATCAGGGTACGTGTTACGAATAGCCATCCATCGGCTTTTACGTGAGTTGTTTTCGTCCGGCGCTTGTTCGCACATTTGCTTAAACACTCGCTCGCATGAAGCGGTTGTTTTAGCAGAGCCTAATGGCCCCATAATCATCGTGACGCGATCACGGCAATTAATATAAGCCTCTAAAGTATCTCCTTGCGGCGCAAAGTGAAACTCTATTGATTGACCCATTTATGCAGCTTTTATGTGATTTATGCAGAACTCAGAAATATAACCCTGCTGAATTTTGGCACTTATGAATAGTTATTCTGCATAGTTATGCTGATTTAGGCTTTTTGCCCGTCATATCTTTGATAACAACTGTTGTTCTAGCGTTAAGATCGGCATTAATCTTGGTTGGAGCATTCCAACCCAATATATCGCTAAGTTGTTTAATTGCCGCCTGCGGATCGTGAAGCTCTAATTTAGGGCCCATCTTTGTAGCTGTGACTGATTTGATGGCAGATAAAGCAAGTGGACTTATTTCATCGCTATTCTTAATGCGCCAAATTGTTTCTTTAACGTCAGCGCCGTTTTCGTCCTGCCCAACAACTCTTTCTGAAAACTCAGCTATATCATTGACCGTGACTCTTGCGCTTAATGAGAGTCTTTCAAGCGCTTCCTGCTTTGTCATTACTGATGAAGTAACAGCCGCCTGGTTAAGCTCCTTCAGTCTTACCGCGATCTTACCGTTTTTTAGTAATTCACTTGCTTTAACGTTAATTGTCTCAAGCTTCATTTTTTCAGCAGAATAAGATGCTCTGTAAGCATCTGAAGCATTGCCGCACCTGTTATATTCGATACAGAAAGCTTCTTGCTTTTGTGTGAGGTTGCTCATTGATTATCAGGAATTAATTTGGTTTGTTTTCAGGTGGCTTTTGTATGGGTGATTATCTGGCAATGGACTGCATAACCAATAAATACCACCAGGGCTTTCTTTATGTGCCAAGTGGCTTTTTACGGAGCACATTGCATGAGCAGTGGTTTCAACACAGAAATCTTTAATCGGATCGTGATAGTTTACTTTGATATAGGCGCAGATTAAGCCGAGCATATCGAATGGCATGCCTAGCCTAGCTCTTGCTATCTCGATGTCGCCGTATGTTTCGCGTATATCAACCAATGGGTACCGGGCTATAAACTCAAGCAAAGGCGTTTTAGTTACGCCGTAAGGCTTACTGTATGACGCACCAAATAATGAATGCTTGAGCCATTCCCGAAAAGGTGGTCCTAACGACTCAATAACCTGTCCGTCTTCTTCGTCTATCGGACCGCAATGAGTCCAGATGCTTTTTGTACTTCGTTTAATCGTTCTGCTAATCCAGTGATCGCCAGAGCCGAAAATGATTAGCATTTTAAATCGCGTTTTCAGCCGCAAATATTTTGGCTAACTGTGAATTGGCAAAAGCTCGGTAGGGCGCAAGCTCCTCTTCAAGCTTATTAATCTGTATCTCAAGATTACTAATATGCTGAGTCTGACTGTTAACCTGGATAACCAAAAGTTCAGATTGTCTGCTAAGCAACTCAACTTGCTTAGATAGCGCCAGTGTTGCGTTCTTAACCATCTTAGGCATTAAATACAAATAAGACAGGATCAAAGCAATGATAGTGCCGGTACAAAAACCAACAACAAACTCCGGTGACTTCTCAGCCAAAAAGGCCATTATCTGCGCGTATTCCACTACTTCTTCGCCTTTTCTACTATTTTTTCTAATGATCGCCCAGTGACATAGCCGCCTAAGCCAATTTGTAATAGCGTCCATGCTTCTGTTGCTAAGGGGTTGGCCAGCCAACCGAATGAGTCAAACACCACTAAGGCCAAGAACGTTAGCATTGTGATTGGCCGCCAACTTCTTTGGAGCCAGCTTTGGCCGTTAGCCTCTGCTGTGATAATCGAGGTTTTCGATTCAAGTATTTTTGTTTCATACTCAATCACTTTGCTGTGCATCTCGTTTTGGATGACTGTCAGCTTGTTAGCCAGGGTCAGTTTTTCTTCGTCACTAGTGTGCAGGTCATCAATCAGCTTAGCCGCTGGCGCAAATATCTCACCGATGAAACTAAAAATATTCATTTCTTATGCGGCTTTGATAACCAGTTGATCTTTAACCAACGCAAGGCGCATTTGAAAGATGAATGCTAATTTGTCAATTACAGACATTTCACCGCCCTCCGAATATTTCTTTAGCGTTTCGTTGAAAGATTTAATAATCAGACCAGCTAACGTTTCGACGTCAATGTCTTTTTGTATGTCTTCCCACAGCGTGTCGAATTGCTTTATTAATTCCCAATCTGAGCCTTTTTTAAGCAGTAATGCTGGGTAAACGATGCCTGGCCATTTAATTGGATCGAAGTCAAAAAGCCCGGCATAAAAAGAATTTGCCCCGATTGTAAAGGCGTAACCTCTGCCTTGCGCGTCTGTTGGTGTAATCATTGCCATTCTCCGGTTTGAAGCTGTTCGGCTAATTCGTGTGCGCGATTACCCACTTGCACAGCGTAATGACTGTTTAATAGCTCCGCTGCGGCTTCATCGTAATCTTCACGCTCTAATGCGCCGATCATATTTTTAAAATTGAGTAGGCCAGTAACGCCTAGATTGAAAGCCATATTGACCAATACAGCTTGTCTTGTGCCTGAGAAGGTGCGAAAACTTGGCAGTCTGCGTCTTAGTTCTTCTTCAAAATAAATGATGTCGTTATCAAGCATAAACATGGCTTCTTGCTCTGTTACGCCTTTAGCTTCGAGATTTCGACCCACGCCAATAGTTAACTTTCCTGATGTGCATTTATACGGCTTTAATTTAATCCCTTCATGCCCTATCAGTTGACGCTTTAGTTGGTCGTAGCAAATCATTAACAAGTCACTTCCATTCTATTTAAAATGCTGCCGTCATCGATTTTCGTGTTAAGTGGTGACTTTAATTCTCTTGGCATTTGCAGGGTTGCGCCTTTTAAGTTGGCACTCTTTAATCGTTTCATTTCAGCAAATAGCGCAAATTCAGCTATTGAATTACCGACTTCTGAATCGCTATCAATTCCTGATTTTTCAAAGAATTCATTTAGCGTTTTAATGCAGTCTGAACACTGAAGATAATCAATAGCTTTCATTTCAAAGGCCTTTAAACGAAAAACCCCGCACTAGGCAGGGTAAACAGGGAAGCACTTGTTTAATTTTTGGCACAAAAAAACCGCAATTAAGCGGTTATGTGCTGACAAGACGGAAAACTCCAAGTCTTATAGCATAATAGAGCATAACATTTATGCAGTCAACTCTTGCGATAATAGAAAAATGCTAACCATTTTTGGCTGTTAAAACTCACTGTTTATTGTGTATTTAAAATTATTTTCATTTATTTTAAATAAAGCGCTTGCATTATAGCGCGCTAATAAAGCGCAGAACGAAAAACGCCAAGGCAAGCCACGCTTGCCAAGTGTTATATTAACGAATGAGCAAAACGCACTTTTAAATGATATGGCTAAACTGCACGGCAGTAAAACTGCTGCTATTTTTGCAGGGCTTGAGTTGCTAAAATCAAGCCGCTAAATCTTTATTGAGTCTATCCATTACCTCGTGGGCAAATCGTTTTGCCGCCGATTCTGCAACATTTAGCCTGTCTACTGCATCCATGTAAACTGAATAATATAGCTCGTTGAACTGCTCAAATGTCATTTTATTGTCGCTTGGTCGCTGACTGTTGATAGTTAAATAAAGCTGTTTTGTTGTGAGTATAATTCGCCCCACCCCTTGGCATTTTGTGCAGGTAACAAGCTTGCGCTCTTTCTTGTATATCGCCTCACCATTCCCTTTGCACTTATCGCAAATGCAGGTATCGCAAACCTCGTGTATAGCATTCTCAGCGATTATAGCGCTCATGAGTATATTGATTGACTTGTCATGATGAAGCCAGGCAGTAAACGTTTTAACAAGTTTATTCCTACTGTTTTTGTCTAACTGTATTTTGGCCTGCAATATCATGTTGCCAACCGGCTCGTGCCGCTGGACCTGGGCAAGGATATTTAAAATGTCGGCACTGGTCATTGGGTTTAGTCCGGGCTTAGTCGGCTCACCTGTTAGCGACTTAGGGCATTCTCTACTGTATAAGCGCTCAATTGACATCATAATTTTTGCCTGCCTGTGATGTGGTTAAAAAAATGCTTCTTTTAGCTGCCTGCATAACATTAATAAAGGCTTGGTATTCTCTTTCGGTGACTTTAATCATTACCTGATCATCTTCAATAGCTTCAACTGTATTGAATTTGGTTAGGCACTTGTCATTTAAGCAAACCCTTAAACGCCTATTCTCTCTGCTATCCTTGACTTTAGTTTTGCTATTACACTTTGGGCAATACATCATTTTCTATTGCCTCGTAGTGGTCTCCATTGTTTCCATTACTGGCTATGATTTCTATTCTCTCAGGCTCAGGCCAGTCCTTTGGCTGCGGGTATGTTTTAATAAGCCTGTCTAATGCGACCTGCTGTGCATTTACTGGTTTTGTGTATCTTGCTTTAGTGCAGGCAATGTAATCATACCCAGAGCCTTTGTGTATTCCATTTATTAATGGCAGCCGTCTTGCGCATCCGTCGCACTGGTTCATGCTGCTAAATACCCAAAATAAGCGGCTGACCGGGTATCTTCGTTGCTGGCCCTTTCCCACCCGGTAACCCGCTGAAACTTATTTTTGTCTTTGGCCCAATTACCGCTTTGTGGCTTATGCAAAACGTATTTAATGCCGAAGTGGTCAAGCATTCGCATTAGCTCAGTTTGCGCTTGCTGGCAGGCTCCTATATTTCGCGCAATACTCATGTTAACTTTGCTGTTTTTGGTCATGTTTCTACTGTAAACAAAGTCATTGGCGCAGACATTCTCTATACTGAATACCGTTTCGTTTGCGGCATTTAATAAATCAGGCGTGATGATATTTTCAATAATTTCAACTAGGTTGTATTTGCGCAAATCAGCTAATTTACCATCTACGTAAATGGCAACACCATGTTTTTCGGTGTCCGGGTCGATACCTACCGTAGTTTTCATGCTGCCACCTTGATTAGTTGATTAACCATTTCCAATAATTCCAACTCGGTACCAAAATCACGCTCAAAGTTTGCCTTGCTTTGATGTATGGCGTTTTTATCGTGCCGGTGATGTCGAACGCACAGCGGGATAACGTGATAGTTATCATTGCGCTGGCTCATGCCCATGCCGGTTCTAATGTGGTGAATTTCTGCGGGAGTATCGCTATAACCTATAGTCCGGCATGCAATACAGCCCAGTGCAGCAACTTTTGAAAGATGGTGCTTTTCAGCTTTAGTTTTTGTTTTAGCCATTCGCCTTGCTCCCTCTCTCATAGTGGGTGCATCGAACAATGACCACGTTTTCGATCTGGTCTATTTTCGGCATTTCGGCAAAGTTTAGGTGTGAGCAGTCCAGGTACTTCTTTTTGCAACTGGTACACATGCCGCCCTTGGGTTGGTGGGTGGTCATCCTTTCATCGCCTTAAATACTGCTGCGTTGACGTCACTCTTAAACTTTTCAGCACAGGCTTTTGCTTTGGCGTTAGACTCACAATGCCAGTCATGTTTTCTCATGAACTTTCTATAAATCAACATGAATTTTTTGCTCGTATCTTTGTCAGGAACAGTCAAGGATTCACCGCAATAAAGGCACTCTAATTTAGCTCCGGTAACTTTCATCACTTCACCGCCCAATACTTGTTTAAAAGGTCTTTAAAGGTTTGCTGCTCTGATTCTTCTAAGTTGCTTATTGCAATATCAATCCCGACACGGTTTATCTGTCCGCGCTTTAGTTGGTTAATCAATAAAGCGGCTTTACGGGCTAAAGCTTCATGGCGCTGCTGTTCTGGTGTTAGTTGGGATAGGTTCATCATCAAAACCTTATTACTTGTTCAACGATATGGTCCAAATCAGCCTTGGTGTATGTCGTTAAGACTTTTTGAAGAATTACGTTTACCGATTTGTTGTATAAATCATTAAATTCTTCTTCTGACATTTTGCTGAATCTGATTGATTTTGCTTCTAATCTAAGCTCACCATTGATATTGACTACAACGTCATAATGTCCGGCCTGAACAATTACGTCTTTGCGAAAACGCTCAAAGTTTTTATCTACCAATACGCCCTTGTGCATCGTGTTAGGCTCAAAGGCATCAAAAGCTATGTTCAGCAAAGCAAAGTATTTTTTGTGGCGCTCGTAGTTCCTGGGGCGCACAAATTTAATTTTGATTACCTCGTTGTTTTTGATTGAGTCAAATACACCTGGCTCATTGGATGCGTCTTCGGGTATGTAACCACCGGGTAACTTTCTGAGATAGGCCAGGGTCACAATACCCCCTCAATATCAGCCAGTTCCCACAATCCCATAGCTTGTAAATCTGCTTTATACTTTGCGCGTTCTTCAGCATCTAATCTGCGTTTTTTTAAAACCTCGGTTCTATCAAGCTTTATTTTTTTCTGAGTGTCAGTGAAAAGCTTGGCTTGTTCAGGTGTGTAGATCATGTGGATTTCCTCCCGTACCTTTCCGCCATTGTCGCTCCTCTCCTTGGTTTTTCCTTGTCAGACTGTTTTTTCCTGTCCTCCTCCTGGTGATCGATTAACCCGATTTCATGAGCATCTAAGCAGTAGTAATAACCTCCATCTTCATCGCATTTTCTGCCAATGTATGTAGTGTTATGGCAACTGCCATGCCTGAATTTGGCTGGAATTAATTCAAGTACCCCTTTGTAGTTTGTTTCAGGGTTATTAACTTCTTCTCGGTGAGCAAATAACACTAAATCAGCATCGGCTTCGATTGCGCTTGATCCGTACAGGTTTGACATTGTTGGCCGCGCAACTTGATCTGTTCCTCGATTAGCTTGGACGAGTAATAAAATAGGAGTGCCAGTTTCTTTGGCTAGTTGCTTAAGTCCTTTGGTAATGATGCCAATCGCTAAATCATCGCGATCAGCTTTGTCTTTTTGCATTAATCCCAAATAGTCAATGGTGACTAATCCAATCTGCCCTAACTTTTTGATGGTTGATTTAACCCGGTATCGAATTTGATTAAGCGATAAAGCAGGAGTTTCATCATAGTAAATTTTACTATGGTCGTTGGATAAATCTTGTAAAACAGTGCTTGCGCGTGACAATTCATATTTGCTCATTAAGCCGCTTGTAAGGCTTTTAACACTGATACCAGCCATAATGCCCATGTAACGGTCGGTAACCTCGTCACTGCTCATTTCCATAGTAAAAAACAGGCTTGGTAGCGTTCTGGACACGTTAGAATTAATTATCTGAGCCGCTAGCGTTTTCCCGTTAGATGGGCGTCCAGCTAATATGACAAGCCAATTATTTTTTATGCCACCTATCTGATCATCAAGCGTCTTGAGTCCTGTTTTTAACCCAACTGCAGATCGGTCATTATTGCAACGGCTTTGCATGACGTTAAGCCAGCCATCAAGTTTTATTTTGATATGATTAGGCTCGTACTTTCCACTAAGATCGACAGTCGATATATTGTGCTCAACCATGCTAATAATCTCACTGGCTGATTCCCCGTTATATAGCGCATCTATTGCAATGCTCATATCACCAATCAGTCGGCGCTTCAAATAACGCTCTTGGATAATTTCACAATAAGCCAGCGCATTTTTTGAGCTTGGCGTATTGCGAGCCAGTTCGCCCAGGTAAGCAATGCCGCCAACTTGATCGTCTTTGCCACTTCTTTCGAGCAATTCATTTACTGTGATTAGGTCAATTTCGTTTTTCGCGCCAATTTTCAGCATTGCCGCAAAAATTATTTTATTCGAAATGCTGTAAAACATTTCCGGTCTTAGCATGTCCATGATTTCACCGATTAGACAATCGGCTTTTTGCAGGATTAAGATTGCGCCTAAAACACTTTGTTCTGCCTCGATTGAGTGTGGTGGTGTTTTCAGCTTTTCAATATTCATGATTGATCCTCCCAGCCCTTTTGATCCAAAAATCTTGGTGGGTGAGTTCTTTCGATGGGATGAAAACCTTTGATGCCTAGATCTAAATCCGCTTTAAGCGCTTCATGTTCAGACCAAGCCAGATCGATTATTTTATCAACTTCAATAGCTGCAGCTTCAAGCCCTATTCGCCTAACTTTTGACGCTGGCAGTGTATGGTTTAAAAATTTCTTTTTAGCCTCATGCTTTTTCGCAGTGTTTTTAACACCAATCAATTTTTTGCACTTTACCCACTCTGACCAAAACGCTTGGAATAGCTCTTGTCGCTCCTCAGAAAAATCTTTTAAAACTCGAGAGTCCGTTTCGCCAAAAACGGATATATTCTTTTCTTTTTCTTCTAAAGGCTTATTGTTCTGTGTATTAACAGCCGTATTGCTAACCGTATTAACTATAGGCTCTACACCTTGATTTATGTGGGGCTTGGCCGTATTGCTAACCGTATTGCTAACCGTATTAAATTTTAGGTAGTTATTCAGGCAAATTATGGTAAATTTTCCATCCGTCTTAGTCGTGATTTGACCATGCTTAACGAATGTTTTTATGGCGTTTTGTATGTCTGATTTAGTCTGATTTAACTCCCTTGCTAATTGCTCATACGTCTTGGCAATTTGACCAGGCATTAGTGTTAGTTTATGCCCTCTAAATTCAATTTCAGTAGGCTTGTGCGAAGCTTTCAGAAGCAGGTGAACAAATACCGCTGTATAGCGGCCTTTATGAAGCTTGTACCAAGGCTGTTGATCAATATCACGCCAAAGATTTACAAAGCCTCTATCACTTGGCATAACGTTTTTGCCTCGGTTTATACTGGTTACTGTGGCTAGCATGAGCTGACCAGTCTTAAAGGACGTTTGGCATCCTCTGCTTGCTTCATTTGGTATTCAGCTTTGATAGCATGGTCTATTAGTTGCTTAAGCTCTCTACGGCTCATAGGTGAGGTAATAGAATTATTAGTCATAGTTACCTGTGCCTTATCCCCGTAAACTTGAATGTTGATTATTTGTTTTACTTGTTCCATACTTACCTCGTGTTAGTAATTAAGCCGGTAGCGTTAGCGCGCAGTGACCCGGCTTTTTTATTGCCTGTTAAAACTCCCTCAAACTGCGAGGGCTTGAATGATAAATTTCGGATTGCAGTCCTAGCCTTTCGGCACCCAAAAACCCCAATTAAGGGGCCATCAAAATAACTACAGCAACCGCCAGCAAGAATGCCGCTACAACGTGCCACTCCTTTGCGTATTTGCCTGCGTAGTAAGCTCTGCGTCTGTTTCTGAGTTGCTCCATGTGTCTATCCCCTGCTCAATTGTTAAAATTGCGCTAAATAGCCAGATGATGGCCAACGTCATAGCAGTGCGTTTGATGTGTGTGACGGTGTTATTCACGCTGCATCCAATGGTGTAAATTCATCATTGGCCGCATAAACGTAAGCCAGATTGGTGAATTTCTGAGTTTGAAGAACGTTAGTTGTTGAAAAGTTTACTTGAATGGGTAATGTGATCATGCGGCCTCCTTCTCTATTTCCATGAATATGTCAGGGCGGAGCATTTCTTTTGTCACCTTTCCATCGGTTAGTGCTGCGATGTACGGGACAAAAACGGGCGAACACTTGCAACCACGCTTGTTTATCCATCGACTAACAAGCTGTTGGCTCAGTGTCCTGCCAGCTTTCTCAGAAATAATTTTTGCAAATTTAGATTGATTGCCGTCTGCAATTATCTTCACTGCTTTTTTTATGGGCTTCAATTTACACCTCAAGTGGTATTTAAGTTACTTTGATACTACTTTAGTTGTATATTTGCACAAATGCAAGCTTGTTTGCTATGCTACAAACTAATTTGTAATATTTATAAGGATTGTTTAATGAGGTTGTTTATTGTGCCGACACTTGGAACACGAGTAAGGGAAGCGAGGGAGGCTTTAGGGTGGAAGCAAGACGAACTTGCCAATGCATCCGGGGTATCTCAGCAAGCTATTACCAAGATTGAGTCAGGAACGACGAAAAGACCTACCTGCATAAATGCTTTGGCTAAGGCCCTTGGCGTTTCTGTAGATTATCTTGAAACTGGATCAGCGAATGCGTCAAGAGACGATCCAACTATTGAAGCCGAGTCTTACATGCTAACCGCTAAGTCAGCGCTTGGCGAGTCAATATCAAGCATGAGGGCAATCAATAAAAGCAGGGGCAAGCCTGATAACGAGATAGATCAGCCTCTTTTGGTTAGAGCATTTGAAATATCGCTACGCGCCAAGCTAACAGGTGATTATTTAACGGCAGCTTTAGAACTTCAGGATATTAAAAAGACACAAAAATAAAAGCGCGGGTTATCTAGCCGCGCCGTTGTTTATCGCACCCTTCAAATCTTTACCAAGCAATTTATTTGCGTGGTTAATGGCCTTGCTTTTAAGTGTTATGTACTCAATTGAATCGTCTCTCACAAGAGCATCTTCAGCCTGCAAGAACAATTCCAAATTCGATTTAAGGCGTTCATTAAGTGGGTCACCAATAGAAATGACATTTTTGGATTTGGTGATTTCAACTAGCCACTGACCTCTATCATTGATATGAGTTTTTTCTAATTTGTATATTGTGTAGCAAAACAAAATAATAACTATCACCAATAATAACACGATCAAAACATTCATTTATTTCCACCAATAGACATATAAAAAAACAAAAACCCTTTGCCCAGTTTTAGCAGCACCAATTTCAAAACAAAACCACATAAAACAAATGTAACGCCAAGGTTTATGATTGGAATGATTACCTGGTATAGGTATGTAAAAGCTTCAGCATTCGTGTAAACCCTTTCTACATAAGTTGCTATTTGAATAAATGACATAGCCAGATAGCAATAAATAATTATTTGCGATGCCTTGTCTTTTAGCATTCTGTTTTTGCTGAATATAAAATTCAAGACGAGGATCAGTATCAAATCAGTGAGCGCATAGCCCATAAACCACAAAGCATTCACAACCTCTAAGCACTCCTGGCACCCAAAATACTTTTTAAGCTCATACCTCATTAACTGGTGTATCACGTCGAGCAAAACGACACCAAAGGCCACAAAAACAAATTCTGTGGCCTTTCTAGTTAGCGCCAAATAACAGCATGCAGCACTCAGACAAATGATAAAGTTTGCCGCTGCAATAAAGTTAATAATTAGCGTCACGTTTGACGTTACATAATCCATTATCTACCACTGTAATTTACCCCTTTGTAGGCTTTGGTGGGAGTTCCCCGTCACCATTACCAAGCGTGCTAACTGAGCACATAAAAGGGGCTAGTTTGCAATACCAAGCCAATGGAACCGGTTCAGTCGTTTCCTCAGAGTTTGCCGCTACTGATGCAATAGCTAATAAACTCGTGGCCGCCACTAAAAACACTTTCTTAATTTTTTTCATAATCACTCTCCAATAAGTTAACTGTAAAAATATACAGCATTACAACTTTATCAGATAAACCGAGTAATCAAAAAACATTGAATATGTTTTATATGATTAGTATAACAAAAAAACCTTTGACAACAACTTTTATTGTACTACTATTACTACTTTAGTTGTGTTCTTAAGTGCTTTATGTGTCACAACTTTAAGGTCAGATATTTGCACATGCTTACCACGCTGGCAAATAATTTTCTTACCGGATTGTAACAAATGATAAGGCTTAGTCTCGCTTATGGAAATTAGAGGTTCACACATGAATAACTTCAATTACGCAATTCAGTTAGCAGACAGACTAATGAGTCCGCCAGTTAACCATCGCGAAGAACTCGATGAACTTATCCAAGCTTATGCCGACGAATGCCTAAGAAATGGCTCCGTGTACGCATTTGGCGACGAGATAACAATTGTTCACGCCTACAGAGAGCTTGATGGAGATGAAGAATCAGCGGTGATTAAAATGCGTAATCCCGCCACATATCAACATGGGCTTGATGAGCTTAACCAAATGTTATTTGAAAAACTGTGCTGGCTGATTGAGTTAGCGCGAAATGAACAACAAGATTTAGCAGATTAACAACAGTAAGGGGAGATTATGAAAATAATTACTACAGGTAGTGAACTAAGGGCGTTAATAGGTGCAGATGGGAAAGTTTCTGAGCCGATCACAATGGCTGAAGGCTGTGAGTTCTTTGGCTTAGAAAGCTTGACATCATTTGAAGGTATCACGATGGCTAAAGGTTGTAAGTTCTTTGGCTTAACCAGCTTGACATCATTTGACGGTATAACGATGGCTAAAGGTTGTAAGTTCTTGGGGTTAAACAGCAGTATAAAGTTATCAGCAACCCCCTCAGAAGAAGAAATGAAAATAATTAAACAAATACCCATCGAAAAAATAAACATGTCATCTTGGCACTGTGGCACAGCTCACTGTCTAGCTGGGTGGGCACAGGTTATTTCAGGACGTCCCATGAGAGATAGCACAGCGATTAGCGATGGGCGCGAATTACTGCCATCGTTGTCTCACCTGTTTTTTGCGCCAGACGAACCAGTTAAAAAGCTATTAATGAAGCTGCAAGCAATTTAAGCCGACCTCTTTCGAGGGCACACAAACCGACTGGCTAAGTTCACAAGGCCGCGCCAGTCAAAGTAAGCAAATGGAGTGTAACCGATGACAGACTTAATTTACAAATACAACGTTGTTCAAGTGATTGATGATATTAAACACCACGTCGATCAAATCAAAGCCGAAGATAACGGTATTGAGGCAGATTGCCAACAATACGAAACCTCTTTAGTGGTTAGCATTAAGCTGCCAAATGGAGAAGAAAGAAACCGAGTTTTTATCATGCGCAATCAACTTAACGAAATGCGCAATTACCTTGATTCAGTTTTAAAGCCACTCACAACCGTGTCACCGGAAGCACAAGTAACGAGCGACTTTAAAGGAGTTGCAGCATGAGCTACGAAAAGATTTTCCAAGGAAATGGCAAGACATTTAGCGCCTCTTATGAGGCTAAAAAGTGGCTTTCAGATAATGGTTATAGCTACGGCGTTTCATGTATTGGCGGCCCAATAGGTGTAATTAAAGGTGATGCCATTATTTCAAAATGGCACAACATGACCAGAAAAGAGCAGTCAGAAATGGACGGGCTTTTATATACGGATCGAGAAGGTCCCGCTCGACTAGTTTTAAAAGTGGCGCCAACTAAACCCGCGGGAGTAAATGACAGTGAGTAATCAAACAACAGAAAACCAAAATGAAATGGCAATGGTGCATGTTTCAACAACTGACATGATCCTTGACTACAGAGCAATGGAGCAAATGGATAGATTGGCTAATTTAATGGCTTCTGGCAAATCAACAGTTCCAGCCCACTTGCAAGGTAATCCAGCCGATTGCATGGCTATTATTATGCAAGCTGCACAATGGAAAATGAACCCGTATGCGGTAGGTCAAAAAACGCACGTAGTTAATGGGACTCTTGGATATGAGGCTCAACTAATCAACGCTGTTGTTTCTTCATCTAAAGCCATTCAGAACGCTTTTGCTTATGAGTGGTACGGCCCATGGGAAAAGGTTATTGGTAAGTTTGAAACAAAGGTAAATCAATCAGGTAAACCTTACCAAGTGCCAGGATGGAAACCTAATGATGAAGTTGGTTGTGGCATTAAAGTTTCTGCTTTATTGCGCGGTGAAACTATCCCAAGAGAATTGGATCTTCTTTTGTCACAAGCTCAAGTTAGAAACTCCACTTTGTGGGCATCTGATCCAAAGCAGCAACTTGCTTACTTAGCTGTTAAGCGCTGGGCTCGTTTATATGCACCAGCGGTAGTAATGGGAGTTTATTCATCTGATGAATTAGAGGCACCAATTGATGTGGCCAATGAGCGCGTTGTTAATCCTCAACCTCATGATGATGTTAGCGAAATAGTTGAAAAAGATATTTATACGCAAGAACAGTTTAATGAGTTTGCCAACGTTTGGGCTAACGCTATTCAAGCAAAGAAAACTACGCCAGCAAATATCATTAAAAAAATCTCTCAAATCCACGATGTGCCAGCAGACATAATCAAGCAAATTAATGAACTAACTCAGGAGCAACCACAATGATCGAACTAGACCTAATCCAAGGAAGCCCTGAGTGGCTAAAAGAAAGACTTGAGAACTTTACCGCTTCAGAAGCCCCAATGATGATGGGTGTTTCAAAGTTCTTTAGTCGTACCCAGTTACTTGATCACAAAAAAGGCTGGATAACTGAAATAGATACGTTTACTCAAAAACGTTTTGACGACGGTCATAAATCCGAAGCAATGGCTCGCCCTATTGCAGCAAAGATTGCTAAGGCTGATTTTTACCCCGTTGTTGGATTACTTGAAGATACTAAATATTTGGCGTCATTTGATGGATTAACAATGCTTGGTGACGTTCTTTTTGAACATAAAGGGCATAACAAGGTTTTAGCTGAAAACGTCTTAAATGGCGTTTTAGAGCCAGAATACTACTGGCAATTAGAGCATCAATTATTAGTGTCCGGTGCTGATAAAGTGCTATTTGTTTGCAGTGACGGCACCGAAGAAAAGTTTTATTCAATGTGGTACGAGTCAATCCCTGAAAGACGTGCTGAGTTAATAGCAGGCTGGGAGCAATTCGCCATTGATTTAGATAATCATGTGCCAGAAGCCAAAGCGGAAAAAGTAAGCGCTGAAGTAATCAGAGACTTACCCGCTATCACTTACAAAATGAACGGCCTTAGCCTGGTATCTAACCTTGATGATTATAAAGCGGCAGCAAATAACCTGGTTGAAAAATCAAAGGCAGTAATCGAAACCGATCAAGATTTTGCCAACGCTGAAGCTCGTCAAAAAGTATTCACCAAAGCTGAAAAGGACATTGCTGAATTATGTGATCGCGTATTGGGCGAGGTGGCCGACATTGACGCATTCACCAAAGATTTAAAATACATCGGCGCACAAATCAGAGAAGCCCGTTTATCTGAAGCCAAGCAGATCACCAAGCGTAAAGAAGATATTCGCCTTGCCATTTTAACCGATGCAAAAAATGTGCTTCAAACAGCTATAGACGAAGCCGAGCAACGCCTTAAATGCCGTCTACCTAATCTGACTTGTGATGTTCTTCAAGCAATGAAGGGCAAGAAAACAATCGACAGCCTTAAAGATGCCGCAGCAACCGAAGTGGCAAACGGCAAAATTGAAATCACCAATCTATTAAATGTTGCCTTAACAAACATGGCAACTATCCGCGAACTGGCGCCGGGCCATAAGCACTTGTTTAATGATTGGCCATCGATTGCATTTAAGGCTAATGATGATTTTACGGCATTAGTTAAAACTCGTTTGATTGACGAGCAAGCCAGAATTGACGCAGAGCGCGCCAAAATACGCGCTGAAGAAGAAGCTAAAGCCAAGGCTGACGCTGAAGTCAAAATTCTTGCTGAGCAGGCAGAGATTGCACGTAATCAAGCACCGCATGATGACAAGGCAGAAGCCTTACGCAATGCTTTTTTAGAAGCTGAAGGTAAATACGAAGAATCGTTGATGGAAAGCAAGCACAGTCATGCCACGACCATCCAGCAAGTTACCCCCGCCGCCAATGACAGGCCACTTACCGAAATCGAGCAAGCGTATGCCGCCGGCTTTAAAGCTGGCATGAACTTCAAAGGCATTCGCTATGAAGGCATCGAAAACACCAAAGCCATTCAATACACAGGAGAAGCGGCATAATGGCTACTAAAGGCGTAAACCTCGTAATTTTAATTGGCAACCTTGGCCAAGATCCTGAAGTTCGCTACATGCCCAACGGTGATGCAGTGGCTAACCTAACCTTGGCAACTAGCGAAAGTTGGAAGAACCAAGCCGGTGAGCTGCAAGAACGCACCGAATGGCACCGCATAACAATGTACAGAAAGCTTGGCGAAATCGCTGGTGAATATCTGCGCAAAGGTTCACAGATTTATGTTGAAGGTAAGTTGCAGACACGCAAATGGACTGACCAGCAAGGCCAAGACCGTTACACCACTGAAATAATTGCTGACAACATGCAAATGCTAGGAAGCAAGCCGAACTCCGGCCAAGAAGATTACCGAGGACAGGCAGGGAGTAATCAGGCTAACCCTACTAACCATAAAGCGGGAAACGCGCAACGGAATCAGCCAGCCAACCAGCCAGCCAATCGTGGCTCACAGGCTCCGCAGAATGGGCAAAATCAAGCGCCAATGGGTGAGCCTGATTTTAATTTTGACGATGATATTCCGTTTTAGCTTACGTATGAACCCATCAATAACCCTACTCCAAGGCATGGAGACTGAAGAAACAATTGATAAGGCTCTGGCTGAAACTCGCATAAAAAGCGAGGGCGTTATCAAAGCTTTGAAGTTGCACTTTGTTGATAACTGGCCTGCATCAATGGCTTACATGGCAGTTGATGTTAAATAGCAAAACTTTGATCGGGCAGTGGGTCAGGGCAAGAGCATGAATGCTCACTTTTTCATCAGATGACCGAAAAACTTCATCAAAGCACTCCAAGAGGAAGTCGAATTGATGAATAAACAGTTAAAAATCGGTCAAGCGATAGACTAAATGTGTTCAAAAAATGTTCGTGATCTTGCCCTGGGCAGTGGGTACTTTAAATGCTGCATATAGAAAACTTGAAACCGATGTGAATGAAAACATCACTAGAGAGGTAGCGGAATGACTGATTTAATTAGTTCTGATTTAGACGATGACATGAAAAACAGTTGGGGTACTGACCCTGTTATTTTTAATGCTTTGAATAAGGAATTTAACTTTGGCATTGACCTTGCCGCTTCAAAAAATAATGCGCTGTTGCCTGTGTTTTTCACTAAAGAGCTAGACGCATTAAAAATGGACTGGTCAACAAGTTTTAGAACTTTAGGCACCAAGAATGCTTTTTGCAATCCCCCATACGGCAAAGGCTATATCAAGCGGTTTTTCAATAAAGCAATAGAGCAAAAATCTAAAGGTGTAACAAGTGTTTTCTTGGTGCCTGCAACGCTTGATGCTCAATGGTTGCCCATTAATGAAATTTCTGAAATACGCATTATCACCGGTGGCCGATTAAGCTTTTATCACCCCATCACCGGTAAAAAAGTAAACGGTAACACTAAAGGCTCTATGTTCGTAATTTTCAGTCCGTCAACAATGCCGTTATCTATTCGTTTAGTCGATAGAAATGAATTACTAGAGTTAGGTGCCAACGATAAATTTAACTTAGCGGCTTGAGGTGAATATGAATAACGAAGAAATTTTAAAGAATGCGCCTGATGGTGCAACGGTTTTAGCCGAACTGGTAGCCAAGGATAAGCGCATTGCAGAGCTTGAGAAAGAGCTTGGCCAGAGATTGCACCACTTTGTAGGGTATACAAACGGCAATCAAATATCCTACGCAAAAGAAGAAGAAGGATCTTTCTATCCAGATACAGACAACGATTGCTACATACCCCTTTATATGCTCGACGTTCACTTGCATAGACTTGGTGGTACGGAAAGCGAAGAATGGATGAACTCGTTGCAAACCAAACAACTACGCGCAGAGGAGCAAGGGCAATGATTAGAATAATGAACTCGCCACTAACAAATACAATTTTTGCTGGTCAAGTTAATACTAAAACTAACACGTGGAAACCTAATAAGTCTAACGTTACTTTAGATGCTTTAGTTGCTGTGGCTCAGCACGTTTCTAATTTTGGTAAGCCAGTAAAAATAATGTTTAAGCAGATCGCTAAAGAGGCAACTTACTGGATGCCAATGCCGCCAAAGGCAGGTGAATGATGGCATACGCAGAAAACACAACTGTAAGCACTGAAAAAAGTCGCGGTGAAATTGAGCGCACTTTGCAGAAATACGGTGCTGACCAATTCATGTATGGATGGGACGAATCAAAAGCTGTGATCGGTTTCAGAATGGCTGGTAGACAGATTAAATTTCTATTACCAATGCCTGACAAAAAAGACCGTAAGTTTACTCACGATAGCCGTAACAAGCTACGTCCTGAGACTGCTCAGTTTAAGGACTGGGAGCAAGCTTGTCGTCAAAAGTGGCGAGCAATGGCTTTAGTTATTAAAGCAAAGCTTGAGGCTTGTGAGGCTGGCATAGCAATCTTTGAGGATGAATTCATGGCTAACATTGTTCTGCCAAACGGCTCAACGGTGAGTCAGTTTATGTTGCCGCAAATTAAAACAGCTTATGAGCAAGGCAGTATGCCAAATATGCTCCCTGATTTAAGGTGATTAATGATGAATAAATCACTCAAAAAATACAAATCTGCCAAATACCACGATACTCGCTTTTACTTTGGCAATTGGACAATAGAAAGGCTATGTAAGGTTTTTGGCGAAGTTGAAATAACTTTGGTTAAACGTAGCGAGGCCGCCGAATGCAAATAATACACGGGCCTGAACTTGCTTTGATTACAGGATTCAAGCAAGCAACTAAGCAAAAAAGCTGGCTTGAGTCCGAAGGCATCACTTACAAAGTTAATGCAAATGGCGTTGTTTACACCACAGATGACTGGATGAACGGCAAAGACAAGTACCAGGCGCAGAATGATGACGGTTTTAACATCGGAGCAATAGCATAATGCCAAGGCGCAGAAAGGATCCTGATTATAACTGGTTGCCAGATCGGGTTTATATTCATGGCAACAACTATGTTTATCAACCTAAAGCCGGTGGCAAGATTAAACTTTGCCCGGTTAGCGCTGGCAAGCTTGAGGTATTAAAGCGCCACGAGCAGGAACAAGGGCGGGTTAACAACGGTGTGTTTTTTGAAAGTGTTATTGCTGAATTTTATAAAAGTGATTCTTTCCAAAAATTAGCGATAAGAACGCGCAAGGATTACACCAGTTACCAAAAAACATTGGCAGAGGTTTTCGGCAAAATGCGGCCTAATGCCATTGAGCCACATCATGTGCGCCTGTTCATGGACGCGCTAGCTAAAAAACGTGGCACTGCAGCAAAGCCAGCCAATGCAACAGCTAATCTACACAAAGCATGTCTGCAGAAGATATGTTCTTGGGCGCTGCAGTGTGGCAAGTTAAAAAATAATCCATGTGTGGGTGTTGAGAAGTGCGAAGTAAACTCACGAGATCGTTATATAACGGATCAAGAGTATCAAGCCATCTATCAACTAGCTTCACCAGCCTGCAGAGTTGCCATGGAGATTAGTTACCTTTGCATGGCTCGTATTGGTGATGTAATGAAACTTACTTACCGCGATGTTTTGGAAGATGGTTTATTCATCGAGCAAAGCAAAACAGGCAAGAAGCAAATAAAGCTTTGGTCTGACCGTTTGCGCCAAGCTATCAATGATGCGCGTTCCCTGCCCCGTAAAACTGGCATGACGACGATATTTTTAATAAGTAAGCCTGACGGCTCTAAATACTCCATCCGTACCATCCAGGCTGATTACAGCAAGGCTCGTGATGCTGCAGGTATAACAGGCTGCACACTGCATGACATCAAGGCTAAATCTATTAGCGACTTTGAAGGTACACTTTCAGAAAAACAAAACGCTGCAGGTCACACGACTGCAGCACAAACCGCGAACTATGATCGCAAAATTAAAATAGTTAAAACGACGAGGTGATTATGTCAAAGATTTCGAATCTTAATGAAATTGACAGCATTAAAGTTCATTGGTCAGAAAGCGAATATATAAATAATGTTCTTTGTTGTGATGAAAACTCAGACATAGAAAAAGAAGTCGATGTTTTTGCTTTCGATTCAATAATTAGCCAGGCTAGTAAAGAAATATCTTCAGGGTATGATAAAACAAGCTTATCTATAAAGCTTAAAAGTGGTCTGCAGTGGTGCTTTGAAAGCAAATTCCATATAACAAGCAGAACGTCTAATTTATTAGAGCTTTTAAATGTCGGGCAGTAA